ATAATCTTTTTACAGTGCATTTGTCATACAATTTCAAAAAAAAAATTAAACGCGGTAACTTGGGGATCTGAATACTCCGAAAATTGATAAAAATTGATACAGTTACCCGCACTCTATATGATCAGTGCGTTTAACCATGACGAATACTTCCACCGGTAATAGTACGAAGATGAGCTCTACTGCCCCTAAATCCGCTAAGAAGGTTGCTAAGAAGGAAGAGGCCCCTGTGGCTGCCGCCCCTGCTCCTGCTCCTGCCAAGGAGGTCAAGGCCAAGAAGGAGAAGGCTGCCCCTGCCCCTGCTCCTGTTGCCTCTGCTCCTGAAGCCGTTGCAACTGAGTCTGCTGCTCCTGCCACCACTGTCCAACAGGACATTGATGCCCTTGTTGCACAGCTCCAATCTGTCCGTGATGTCGCTGTTTCTGGAATCAAGGCTCTCCAGAAGCTAAGCAAGCGTGTTGCTCGTGATCTCAAGGAGGCTGGTCGTCGCCGTCGTCGTCAACGCAAGACCGAAGGTGATGGCACTGAGGCTTCTAAGCGCCCCACCATCTTCAAGACGCCTGTTACGCTAAAGAATGAGCTCTGCTCTTTCCTTGGCAAGTCCAATGGCACCCAGATGACTCCTGCTGATGTCACTAAGGCCTTCAGTGCCTACGTCGAGGCCCACAAGCTTAAGAACGCTGAGAAGGGTCAAGGCCACACCATCCACCCTGATGCCCCTATGCGTAAGCTCTTCGGCCTCAAGGAGGGCGAGACGGTTTCTTACCGCTACCTCCAAGCCCACCTCTACAAGCTATACATCCTACCTTCCAAGGCTACCGCTTAAATGATGTAGGCTTATACGCTTATAGACCATAAAAACATAAAAAGGGTAAAATAATAAAGCAAAATAAAAACAACAAACAACAAACAACTAAATAAACAAAAAACATAAAACAAAACAAAAACTATAAAAATAAATAATTTTTTTATTGTTTATTTTTATAGATATAGTTTCAGATTTCTATCTACTCGAGTAAAGATTTATGTCCACTTGTTATATACATTGTATTATTATATCCCATTTTATGTAATATATCTGTAGCTCTCCTTGCGCGCTGTCCTGTATTACAATATACTAAAATACGTATTGATTTATCAGGATAAAACTTTGGCATCATGTCTTCAAGATGACTACTTTCGATGTGAACAGATGTAGGATAGTATCCTAATGTATTTCGTTCAAACTCTGTTCGGACATCTAAAATAACATCAAATTGTTTATTTTTAATTCTATCTTTTGCTTCTTCAACAGATATACGATATGGCGAATAGAATGTATAAAAATATACAAGAATACCTACAACTAGCACAAATCCAAAAATAATAAGTCCCATTATATGATTAAATTCCATAGTCTCTATTAGTTACCTAGATCAAAAACTCCATTCATATCCAAATAATTTCCTGAACTCAGTTGTGGAATTTGAGAATATCCACTATCTTTTAGAAACTTTCGAACATCCCATAAAATATATTTTAATTTAATAACAGGACCGTAGGTTCTCCATGTAGCTAATAATGCCATTGTAAGTGCACCCACATATTTGTTACTATTTTTATCAAATGTATCTGCTGCAGTTTGAACATCCATACATCCACTCATAAATAGTATATCACCTCCAGTTTTGCCATATTTTTGATCTTCAGTATAGGATATTGAACCAAAGGATGGTGCTTGGTATAAATATCGTAAATCAACTGCAGATCCACTATGGCAACAATCAAGTACTACAAAACATTTACAGCCTGCAGGAATTTGCATTGCAAGTAATGTACGTAATTCATCATCACTTATTGTTTCTATATTCTGTCCATTTACTGGATATATGCAACTATCAAAGCCTGACTTCTCATCGCCATTTATATCCCTTAGCTGTCCTCCATGCCCGCTAAAATGAAAATATACATTCTGTCCTGGCTGTAATCCACTCACTAGCCATTGAATACCTTCTATTATATTTGCTTTTGTTGGTTTTATAGTTGCATCATCTGTTATTATTCGATAGTCTTTACAAGTTGGAAAATATGTCTGTAATTGTGTCTGCATATTTAAAACGTCATTAATACATCCATTTAATTGATATTGTGTATTATTATAATTAATACCGACTAAAAGAGAACGCACAAGTCCAGTCTGTATAATAGGTTCTGGTAATTTTACTGGTACTGATAATGGAGTAATGGTTTGAATAGTAGGTGGCTTTGTTACAGCAGGTGGTTTTGTTACTACAGGTGGCTTTGTTATTACAGGTGGCTTTGTTACTACAGGTGGCTTTGTTACAGCAGGTGGCTTTGTTACAGCAGGTGGCCTTGTTACAGGGGGTTTTGTTGAAACTGGTCTTGCAGGTGGTCTTGCAGTTTGTGGTCGCGAAATAGTTGGAATTGGACGCATACCAAATCCAGAAATTTCTTTTTGACTCATATTTATATTTTATAGCAAGATTATTTATTAAGATTAAATTCTGAATGTATATCAATTGGTTTTCCACAACTAAGTTGAGGAATCTGCATAAAATTATTATATTGCAAAAAATGTTGTAACATCCACAGTAAATCTCTAATTTTTAATGAATTACCATATGCATTCCAAATATCTAATAAACCTATCGAAAGAACACCTAAAAAATCTTGTTGATCTTCTTGTTTTACATCATGTTGCAAACTTTCTAGATCTTGAAAACATGATAATACAAGAACTTGTCCATTTGTTTTCATATTTTCATTAAAATATTTCATAATTATTGTATCAGTTGATGGAGTTATGTACAAATACTGTAATGGTATAACTATACCTGGATGACAACAGTCGAATACTGTAAAACAGATTGAATTTTCAGGTAAATTTTCACATAAAATTTCAGTAATTTCTTCCTCTGTTACTTTTTCAAGAATCTGACCATTTGCCGTATATACGCATTTTTCAATATCAACAACTAAATCATTTGTTGATGTAAATATATGTCCACCATGTCCTATAAAGTGAAAATATACATGCTGTCCATCTTGAATATCTTTATATAACCATTTTAAAGAATCAAGTAGATTCTTTCGTGTAGGTTTTATCATAGAATGATCCGTTAAAACACGAATGGATTTACATGATGGAAAATTATTTTCGATATATGTTTTTAATTCTTGAATCATTGATTCAGTATATTCAACTTCATATGATGTATTTGTATAATTTGGACCAAATAATAGTGCACGAACTAGTCCAGTACTTTTATTATTATTCATTGAAAATCATATATATTTCTATTTTAATATATATAATTTTGTTTTAATTTAGTAGAAATGTCAGCTGAGTTTAAAAGTTTGAAGAATTTGCAACAAAGATCTAGAAAAGTTGCTGAAGCTATTGAAGAAGAAGGTCGAATAATGAATTTAGAAAAAGAAGAAAATGTAGGTAGTGATCCTGTTTATACTTTGAATCTAAATAATAATAACGATCTGGAAGTTACCAAAAAAGACATTCTCCGACTCGAAGAACTCATAGGTCTTATTAAGAAATATCCTAATTCAAATCAAAAACAAGAATGGCAATCTGAGATGCAAGAGATCAATCAGCGTATGATTAATAGTTTTCGTACTCCTAATATGGATGGAGGTGCAAAAAAACGAAGAAAGACACGTCGTCATCGCCGTCGTTCACAACATCGTCGACGACGATAAAATATGTGCCTGTTTTTTTTGTGTTGGAGTTGGTGGGTATGTTAATCGTAATGAATTTGTAAATGACATGTTATCATCTTTATAAAATATATCCCATGATTTCCAGATATCCTCTTTACCAATTGTATATCTCCATGGAAATTGACGTGAAGTTTCCATGTGAAAATTTGTAAGATGCTTATTTTGCATACTCATCCATGCACACTGCTTTTTGATTTGATTTTCAAATGATTTTTGAACTCCTTTTGTTATAATTGCACAATAAATAAGTTCAGCCCATGCTTCTGTTTTTGCTTCAACTCTATCTACTCCTTCTTCATGAATATCACTGCATGATGCGTGAAATAGTTCATGAATAAGCACACGAGTAGCATCTTCTGCACGATAAATACAAATAAATGATGGATTACATGGGTAAGTGTATCCACCATTTATATTAAACGGTGAAATTGGTGTATTTTTTTTTGGAAATTCACGCAATGATGGATGGGCAAGAAAACATATAGTAAAAGGTCTTTTTTTATAAAACAGACGTAATATACGAAACCATAATTCCCATGGTAATTCTGCTTCTTGTTCAGTATTATAAAATAGTGCTATTATTTTTCCATATGATGATTCTTTTACTTTATATGAGCCCTCCTTTTTATAAAATACATGTGTAAATATTTGTTTACGAAGATTGATTGGATCAAATGGCGAATCCGTCAATGATTCTTTTTTTAGTATTTCAAACTCATGGTTTTCGATTTTAGAATTTTTTATTTTAGGGACAGGAATTGCAAATTCCTTTCGAATCTGTTCCCCTACTTGATTCAATAGTGGGTGCATCCTGCTTAGAATTACGAAAATTATAGAGTGTTCTTGCTAAGGTTAAATGCACATGTTCCCACAGTATAGGAATTCGATAAGAAGTTACTAATGTCCAGCCACCTCCTGATTCTGCATTCCATAGAATAGTCATAAGAGCTTTTCTTTGTTCTTTTGTAATCCAATTGGTTTCATAAATAACTTCTATCCAATACTGAATAACATCAGACCATCGGAGATTCCTCTGTAAACAGATATAAATCCAATTTCGAATATCTGCAACACGCGTCTCTGACCATGTATTTGACCATTCATCAAGTGTTTTTGAAAAAAATATATTCCACACATCTTTTTCAGGTAATTTAGTTTCAGTTGTATAGTTTGATAGAAGTTTATCTGGTCCTTTCACAGGTATTTCCAAACAATAGTCTCGTAAACGATTACACAATGGGAGTTCAGTTGTCAGAAGAATTGCAAATCCTTGATACTGTTCTAATGCCTCTTGAAGTTGTAATGTACTTTCATCTGTCATATAATGTGCATGATATAATACAAGGTATCGTGATCCATAGGATGTATGTGCAAGTGTAACATCTTGCTGACCAGTCCAACGAGTTAAAATAGATTGAAGAAATACTTTATCTGACATACTCATTCTTGCAACATCAAATCCAAGGTGAATAGGTGATTCTTCATATGGAATTGATTTTCCAGTTGGTCCATCCTCATCATCGTCATCAGGATCTGCAGAAGATGAACTTTGTTTTGTTAAAAACCATGTAGAATACTTTATTGAAAAAGGTATTCCATAATGTCCTGATTTTTTTTCTAAATAGGAAAGGAGTTGGCTTCTTTTTCCAGAGCCCCTTGGACCTCTCCAAGCATAGGATAACGTATCCATACTGCTATTCATTTATTATTTTGCTTTAGATCAATGACGCAGTGGATCTGCTCCAGATCTTTCAATATCAGCTTCATATGTTTTATTACTATGATATAGTTTATCAATATAACGTTCACATATTTCTTCTGGAGATAGGCCTAATTCTACCTTAATAACATTTGGATGCGTATCTGATGCATTATTTAACCAATTTTCGTGAGTTTCATCTAAACGTTTAAGATAATCAAGTGGAATATGCTCTTCACCAGGTCGATTTCGTACATGAATACGATCTAAACATGTTGATGGATCAGTAGGTAACCATAAAATAGTATGAATGGGAAGATCTTTTGTAAAATTATTATACCATGTGTCATACAGTTTCATTTCTAAATCATTCAATTTACCATCATCATGGAGCATTTTTGCAAATACATACTTATCTGTCAAATATGATCGCTCAGTAATAAATACATTATTACCTGTGTATTTATGAACTGCATCCTTCATATTTAAGATACGTGTCAAAATTGCAGCATTTTGAAACGTGTATGCCCATCGATGCATATCACCATAAAAGTGCTGTAAAATGTTTTTACCATCTGATGTTGTTAGTTTTTCCCATGTATCAACAGGTTCATCAATCACCTTAATATCGGGATATCGTTTGCGAATACATTTTAATAATGTTGATTTTCCAGCACCAATATTTCCTTCAATTGATATAATAAGGGCAGATGATGTTGACATTCTCTATATTGACCGTTTTGTAAATAAAATGGTCAATATAATCTCGTCAATTTTAAGGAACTATTAAAAATTATGAATAAACATCCCATCATTTACATAAAATGTATTCAAATCTGCAGTTTTTTCAGCAATACTCGCCTCTGCATATCCCCAGCCACTTACAAATTTACTACTATCTGTCCAATCACCCTTGATATCATGACGGTCACCAGGCTGTTCCATGATTGGAAAAATATTTACTTTTTTGTAAGATGAAGTTCGAAAGAGACATGGATTATTTGTAAACATAAATTCTGGAATTTGCTGAAATTTCATACCCTTGTATTCATGTGGCGTTGTTTTTTTCATTAAAGCTTCATAATTGTACCGAAGACGACCATTAAAAAATATATAAGAAAAGTGGCGATTCCATCCATACTGCCATTTTTCTTGATCAGACATATAACGACGCATATACAAAATATCAGCTGATTCATGATCTTTCATATATTCAATACATGTTTTTAACCAATCAGTATTTGCTTGTTCTAATAAATACCAATCATCTTCAATATTTAACACAAAATCATAATCTTTGATATATTCCCATAATCTATTAAATCCTTTGCTACAACCTTCATTTTCTTTATTTGCAAAAAGACGTAGATCGATCCCAGTATTTTCAAACATTAGTGGAACTGTCTTTAAGAACTCATCACTACAGCCTTGTGCATAGATAGTCCATGTAAACCCATCTAAATTTGTATATTTTTTAATACAATCAATTGTATTTTTTAAAGAATTTCTATCATTACATGTAAGAGTAGCTATAGTAAATGACATTTTAACTAAATACGTAGTATAAATATTGTTTAAGTTATTATATAATAGTATAAAGCATATTTTTGATTATAATTAGTATATTAACATGCATTTAACAATTCCATATCAAACACTTGAAATTAATCGTATTCATTTAAATAATTTTAAAAAAGATAATAAAGGTAGATCAATAGCTCCTTTGAGTTATAAAGATTCATCTGTTGAAATTAATGATCTGAGTATTTTAACACCACCATTAACTGTATTAGACTATGATTCTACTACAAGTCGTCTAAGATTTGATCTAAAAGATCAAAAACAGTTTGAAGTAAAACTTGCAACATTACAGCAATATCTTATTTCAACGTTTTATCATCATCGTTTATCACTTATAGGAGAAGATTATAATTTACATGATATTGAATCTATGTTTCAATATTTACTTGAAAAATCAATATTTTCAGCATTTATTTATTCAACTACTAATATTTATAAAGCAGATGGTTCATTTATAAAAATTAATACTATTAAGCCAGGTGATCGTGTTCGGTTTGCACTTTCTATACAGGGTATTATTTTAATTGATAATTATGGTAAAAAAGGCTTCAGACTTCGTATACAGCATTATGTACCTTCACTGTGGTTAATAGAATAATTAAGGATTATGGTAAAATAATCCATCATCCATATAAACTACGTATAAATTTTGGGTTTTTTCCATTGATAAAGCTTCTGACCATCCCCACTCAATTGTAGCACTACTACTATCTTTCCACTCTTCAAATGCATTATTTTTATCATTCATCTCATATAATGGATAAACATGTGTTTTTTTATAGGATAATGTTCGAATCAAGCATGGATTTGTTGTAAACATAAATTCAGGAATTTTGTGGAAATTATGTCCTCGATAATCAAATGGAGTAGTCGATTTCATTTGTTCAGCATAGTTAAAATGCAGACGACCTTGGAAAGCATGATATGGAATATGGCGTGTCCATCCATATTGCCATTTTTCTGTATCTGACATATACTTTCGCATAAAAATAACATCAATTTCTTTGCGATCATTCATTAGTTGAATACTTTTTTTTAACCAAAAAGGATCTGTTTGTTCGGCAAGTGTCCAATCATCTTCAATAAATAGTGCCAGTTCATTTTGTTCAGCAATCTGCCAAATTCGATTACATCCTTTACTGAATCCTAAATTTTCAGGATTTGTATATAAATGAAGAGTAGGCTGTTTTTCTTTGAAATACTCTCGAATTTGTGTATGAAACTCTTCAGAACATCCTTGCGCAAAAATACACCAATGAATATTTTCAAGATTTGTATTTTGTATAACAGAATCAAGCGTTTTAAATAGACATTTACGATTATTACATGTTAATGTTGCAATTGTAAATGTTGACATTGTAGTTATTATTTATAGAGTAGTATTATGTGTTTATATTCATTTATCGACTAATACTTGCAATTGCTAAACTTGCAAAAGCTATTCCTAATGATAGAGTTGCCACAATCATTGAAAAATATATTGCAAATGTTTCATTTTGTACCATGTACATTATTGAAGCTACTCCAAATGCAATTGTACCGAATACTGTTAGTAACCCTATTTGTAAGATTTTTGGTTTAAGATCATTCCAATCATCTTTACTTCCAATAAAATTAGACATTTGAACAAATGCCGCAATAAAGAGTGAAATAAATGTAGCTGATGATAATACAATTATACCATTATTCACAGTTAAAACACCTTTCATTTTAGATGCAGTAGTTCCAGCACTAGGACTAGAATTAGGACTTGGTGTTGACATACTCTATTCGGGTATGTAGATTTTCAAAATCTATTTTCCATTTGCATTCGTAGCATTACTATTTTTAGTTGTCGGTGTTGATGAAAGTATGCCTAAAAGTCCTTTAGGAACAATACTTGTAAGAGGTTGTTCACTCGTTAAGAATAATAGTGTTATTATATAAAAAAATAGAACTTGACCTCCAACCATTAGAATCATATTTGCAGATGTAAAATTAAATTCTGTCATCCCTTTTTCTCTGCTATGGTAGAATAAGAATGCGTAGGCATTCAAGGAAACGAAAATTAACATATGATGAAATTGGCAGATGTCATCCAGGAGCTACGCGGAAAAAAGGTCAGAGTGGCTGTTTACCAAAAAAAATCTATACTACACTTCGCAAAAAGGTTCACATAGAAAAGTGTAAACCACTTGATGAACATTGTTTACTTGATGTAAGCAATGGACTAAGTCATTCAGAAAAAGAGAAGCTCCGTAAGCAGTATCTACGACCTCGCTACCCAAATGAATGGTATTCAGATCCAGATGAATGGCTTGATAATTTTAATATCATTGATGTCATGAAACAATATGAACAGGCATGTCCTTGGTTTCGTTTTGTAGGAGTGTATCCTATTGATTTTTCTGTACAAAATCCATATGTTAAGGATAAAAAGATTTGTTTACATCCGGAAATATGTAATTTGAATTTATATACCGAGTATGACAAAGGTATTCGTGCACTTGGTTTTATATTCAACTTAGATCCCCATTATAAAGGTGGCAGTCATTGGGTTGGACTATATTGTGATATTCATAATCTTCATTCGCCAAAGAAACATACATGGTGTGCTTATTTTGATTCCTATGGTATGAAAACACCAAACTATGTTGCAACACTTATGCGATATTTGTATTCACAAGATCATAAAATGAAACTTATGTTTAATGCAAGACGCTTTCAATATGGTGGCTCTGAATGTGGTATGTATAGTATGTATTTTATTATTTGCATGTTAAATGGTATACCCTTCTCAAAATTTTGTAAAGATTCTGTTCCTGACGACTTTATGTTTAAAATGCGAGAACTTCTATTTACACGCTAATTGGAGTATAAACAACTTTATAGATAACCGTGATAGATAATTAGAGTGATGTATCGTCCGGCTCAACCTACACAAGGAGCGTCGTCGGTGCGACTGGCACTTTTTAGTCAGCGTAATCGAGATGCTCTGAATGCGATGCTCAAACAAGATTTTCAGACAAAATTAGGTCAACCTTTATCCGAATCACAAAGTGATCGTTTAGAACGCGCACTTGATCACTATGTTGAACAGGTCTATGAAAATCAAGGAGAAAAACCACTAAGTGTATTAAATCGTGAAATTCTACGTGTAACAGCGCAGGATTTTACTAGCTATATCCAACGAAAAGAAGCTGTTCGACAAGCACCACAAGCTCCTGTACAAACTATTGCAAATGATAAACTCTTTCAAGATACAAGTACTCGATTTGATATGTTACAACAAGAACGTCAGAGTGTGAAGGCACTACCACCAAGTATGCCTGATTTCCGTATTCCACTCGATGAAAATGGACCACCCCTTGCAGATGTCTTTGAACAGGCAAAGAAACAACGTGAACAAGAGGCTCTTCGCCAAGCATCTATGAATACAAATAAAGATGCAATGGATCGTATTGATCCAGCCTTACAACGTCGTATGCTTGCAGATGATAACTTCCGACTTGGTCAGCAAGGAATGAATAAGGCTACTGAATTTTCACTCGGTGAACGACAACTGAATATGCGTACATTGGATATGCCACTTGTAGTTCCTCCAGATCGTCGTGAACTTATGCTACCTACAAATATTACAATTGATCCTTCTGGTACTCCTCGTGAACTAGGTCAAGCCAATTCAAATCCTACAATCACCTATCCCGAACTTGCAAGTCCTCAAAAAGTCAATTTACAACAAGATGTTATAATACGCGAAGAGCGTGTTGTATCCTATAAAGAAATCGAAAATAACTTGGTTTTATTTTCAGCGGATCGAAACTGGATAAAAAATTCAAAAGAGACTCGCTATAATTTTTCAGTATTATTTAATCCTGGTCCTGAATCACTTGACTATGCACCCAGCAATCAACGTGTTATGGAGAAATTTAGAAATATTACTCGTATTGAACTTGTAAAGACTATTTTACCTGTTGAAGGTTTACGCACAGTTATTCGAAAGGGATTAGATGATACAGTTGATTCTTCTTATCAGCAAAATGTTCTATCGCTCCCCTATGTAAATGTTGTAATTGATGAACTTGAAACAAATAACTATGGTACAAATAATACACTTGATAGAGCATTTGCTGTTTTACAATATGATGCAAATTGGTATTCTGATCCTATCGTGGATACTGACTCGCGAGGATATACTGCATTTATTCCTAAATTTATGAAATGCCAGAAAGTCTATGAACCTACACCTCTTTCCACATTACAAAAACTCAGTATTCAGTTAACTCAACCGAATGGCCAACTTCTATCTACTCTACCAGATGTACTTGATATTCTAATGATTTATGGTGCAGGTGTACCTATGACCATGGGAAGTGTATATAATGTAACTGAAGGTGGATTGCCTAAATATTTCTTTATTTTTACATCAAGTTATTTTAGTCGTTTCCAATTTACAGTGGGTGATACAATTCGTGTGGGTAATTTTACATATGCAAATGATGTTATTTTACGATCAAGTACTACACTCAATGATTTTGTAACATGGATTAATGGTGAAGAAGGATTTACAATTGTGGGTATTGGTCATAAAGATGGAAGTAATGTGTTTGTAGATGGGCCAAATAGTGTAGGATATGCAAACTGTTTGATTATTGATGCTCGCTATATGGATCCTACTACAGGATCAACTGCACTAAAACCATTTGGAGATGATATAAATCAAGATCTATATTCTACGGCACTCAATCTTGCATCACCTCGTCGTGTGCTTAATTTTAGTCGTCAAGTTCAAATGGTTTTCCGTATTATTACACGTGAATTTGATCCCCTTGGACAAATTCGCCCTGATAATATGTAATAGAGTTTTATAATTAGATCTATTAATTTTATCATAATATAATAGGTTATGACACGATTAATTGTTGAAGTGGATACAAGGGGTAAAAATGTTAAACCTACTGTAATAGGTTTTCAACAAATTGGTACAACACATCGTTATCAACGAGTTATGAATGTTAATTCAAATGAGTTTGATGAAAAAGGTGGTATTGAATACTATAAGAAAATGTATGAACCTTTTTTGAAAGAATATGGTACCATTACTGTAAAAGAAGAAGAAGATGAAAATATTGGTGAACTTGCACGCGGACTTGCAAAAACTGTTGATCCTGAAGTTGAGAAAAGACTCTTTACTGCAAGAGGTGAAGTTCGTAAAAATCTGTCTAAAGTTATGGGTATTTCGCGTGCAAGAAGTAGAAGTCGTAGTCGTAGTCGAAGTCGAGGAGCACATGCTGGCGTAGGTGCCAGAGAACGAAGCAGAAGTCGTAGTCGTAGTCGTAATAGGACTCGCACTACACGTCGTAGAAATAATAATCATAGAATGGCACTGAATACAGATCATCGTGGACGTACAGCAACACGTAGTAATGCTAAAGGTAAAACTCAACATCGTCGCATGGTAAATATGTCAAATATGGAAAAATTAGATAAATTCAAAGAGATTGCACAAAAAATATATAATAGAAATGTTGAAAAAGCTATGACTGAGATGGGATCTGGATCATCATCTTCTATTGCAAATGCAAAAACACAAGCTCGTGCAAAAGCACTTGGATTCTATGAAAAACGTGTGAAAAATGAAGGATTAAATGCTAAACCAACAACTAAAAATCACGTTGCATTTAATGTTAAACCACAAAAAGCTGGTCCTTATATTGAAGAGAATGAACTATAAAATACAATTCTATTGTAGGGATAAATGTCATCGACATTTGGTTTTAGCCTTGGTTGGCTAATTTTTATAACTGTAATACTTTTTGCACTTTTTTATGCAAAAGTGTTCCAAACTGCAGAGAAATCTGTAACAAAAGAATCATTTGATACTACAATTATTCCGGATGATAAAGGCATTCAAGAAGGTCAAAAACGTTTCAATGATTTTATGAATCTTGTCAATGTTTCGAATCCTCAATTACCTTTTTCACAGACAACCGAAACAGATGTAAATCAGGCACTTTCAACACCAACCTTTGAAGTCACACGCGATGCAAAAAATGCAATTGGTCTACCTGGTGTCTATATTTCTAAAGGAGTATCTGAACCCTATAAAATTCCTTCAGGTCAGTCTGATACTTTACAAACTGCTCAAAGCGTATGTGAAAAAGTTATTCAACCAGACTGCAGTGCATTTTCCAATCCTGACTTTGCCAAACAATGTGGCATTAGCTTTGATAAAAATGGCATGGATTCACGTGGACAACCCCATATTGGCGGACTATATATTAGCGAAGCAGATCGTACAAATCAATTACAACAGGCACATCGTGATGGAGTAACTATTGATCGTATTCAATTTACGCCAAGCTTAGGAAAGGCTAAGAAAGGGCTTTTTGCTATTGATGCTTCAAGTTGTCAACTGATTTCCAGTCAACAGTCATGTTCAACTTCTATGCAATTAGGTGCAAATTGTGGACAATGCTATACAGATGGCTCATTTTATACAATCAATCCAAAAACGCCACGCATCGCTCCAAGTCTAATCTATCAAACAAATGCGAGTACTATGAGTATCACATGGGGTTCGTCATCTACACCTAAACAATATACTGTAACAGCAGATACTCCTACTACTATTGATATCGTTGGCACAGAAGGTGATATATTTTTAATTACTCTTTCTGGTGATCCTGCCAATATTTATTTCTGTGGATATCTTACTGCACCGACTGCACGTGGGGCGTTTACAATTGATGTATTATCACTTATTGATGTTGATACAATTACAAATTATAAACCTCGTCTTGGTGGTTCACAAGATATAAATGGAATACGATGCATGATTATGCGTCCTGGTCTTGGAAATGGGCAAATGATACTTCGAGGTCATATACCTTTTTCATTTTTGTCACCCTATGAAACCGATGCACGTTTGTGTGATAATGGACCTTTCGTAACTACACAATCCAGTGCTGATTTTCTAGGTACAAATCCTTGCTTCCGTTCTAAACCAGGAAATTACTCCTTAGAATGTTTGCAACAGATGTTTTTAAGTATAGGCGGTACAACACAAGGCAAAGGATATCCTAAAGATACACAAACTTCACATGCACTTTTATATGATTCGAGCGGTAAACCTCGATCTTTACAGGATATTTCTAACTTTTTATATGATATTAATATTCGTGCATCAACTGGTAAAGATACAACTGGAAATAGTTTGTCATTAAATGACTGGAATCAAGCAACATTATTTGTAACTGGTACAACTAAAAAGACTGCATGTGGTGACTCGAATAAAGATACTGGACCTTTGAGTAAAGACTGCTTACAATATTTATATACAAATGGAGGATATGGAAATGCAGATGGTGCAACGTACACACTCGGATTAGATTATACAAGTTTGGATGCAAATGGTAATCGTGTCTATTGTCGTCCTGAAGGTCGATTAAGTCCTACAAAGTCTGATGGTCTTGCTCGTGCTCAAAAAGTAGGTGGTATGCAAGCAGTGAAACAATTATATAATACTGCACATACTATTGCAAATGATAATACACGATCAAACTCTGATCGAAAAGATGCAATACTTGATTGTTATGGTGATTCACTCTTACAATAATTTTGCATAGTTAATTATATTCTTATATAATCTTTTATTTTATTTTAAAATTATATAAGAATAGGGTATGTTTCGCCGTCTGGCACAATTATCAGAAGGTCAAACTACAGAAGGATTTGATACTATACATGGATCCTATTTAAATGCACAAAGTTATCGCTATAATACATTACTGCCTAATATTATACCTACTGCAAGTTCAGTTCCGGCTCCACAGGCTCTGCAAAGTGTAGTACAAAGTGTGAATCCATGGTCTGGAAAAACAGTAGATGTTCATCAAAATGTAAATAATCTGTTTCAACCCAATACTATTCCTGATAACTTACTGCAAGAAGCAAAAACATGCTCTTCAGGGACCTTGGATGAGCTGTTAGCTTCACAAGATCCATCAAAACCGATTCGTTGTGGATGGGTCTATACTGCTCCTCCACCTGGCAGTCATTTACCAACCGTTAGTCAAGGTGTTTTAGGAACAAATTCAGGACCTCTATCATTTGCAAATCCTCCTTCAAACTATCAAAAATGGTTCTGGGATCTAAATGATGCAAAGAAACAGGCCTCTATTGATACATGCAAAGCTTTAAAAAGTTGTAGTGATGTTAATTCTGAAGCATTTAATGGAAAATGTGGCTATTGCATAGACTTAGGACAAGGTATCCCTATTGACTCTAATGGTCAGCCTCTATATAATGATTCTTCTTTAACATCCTGTTCTCCTAATTCTATTATAACTAATACAAGTAATTGTCCTCCTTCACAAGTGCTACCTGGATCTGGATTAAGTGTACAGACAAATACGCGATGTGAACCAATAAGTGGTCGTTTGCCGTTTGGTTGTCTTGAATCTATTTTACAACAAGCTGGATGCTCTCCAGATGGTGCAATTGCACTTGCCCTCAGCTCTGCTACACCGACTGATCCTATGGCAGGAGTTCGTAAACTCAAAAGTATGTCAGTCTATAATAAACAGGCAAATCCGCAATTTAATGTTGATATTTTTACACAAGGACAGGCTTCACAGGCAGTTGCATTACAGGAATTCAAAAATGTTGCAACTGTTGCAAAATCTGCATCTCAATCTTCTTCACTTGGTGCAAGTGCACGTGATTTGTGTCTACAAAAGGGAACAATTGATTCATTTGATTTTTGTTCCGAAATTAAACCAAGTACACCATCTCCTTTTGCACTTGACTGTGTTCAAAAAGTGTTCTTAAAAGCTGGTGGACAGCCTGCAGGAGCTATGTATCCCAATCCTCAAAATATGGCATCATTCTATAATTTATTGCCAAATTGGAAAGCAGTTCTAGACTATGTATCTGGATTAGCCTTACAGTCAAAAGGTGTGCAAAATGGCACTGAAGGATTTGTTGATTTACCTGCGACTATTACAAATGATGTACAAGCACAAGCAAGTGCTTTATATAATCTTCGTGGTATTCGTCCTGAAGATCTAGTTTTACGAGCACCATTTACGAGTGGTACTGAAGTGTTCTGGATTGATCCTACAACATCTGTACTGTATGAGAATACAATTGAACGATTTATTCCTAATTTTAATACGCCTGGCAGTATACTACCTCAAATGAGCTTCAAAAATAAAGGTACATTCATGTCACTCTGTGATATTCGTTCACAAGTCAATACACAAATTAAATTCAAAGTTGTATGTGATGGCGGATTTATAATGACATTAAATCGAGAACTTGTAAAAGAGACTCCTTATGATCAAGATGGATATTATGCATCTGAACTCAATACAAGCTCTGCTATCTATCAAAATAAAAACTGCTGGACTTTTTCAAATTCAAAACCAAATATTATGAAAGTGTATTGGAATAATTCTGTTGGATCACAACAGATTTTTGGGTTGACAGCCATGGACTGTTTACAAATGTCTGCACAATTTGCACCCATTGTAAATATTAGTTTGACACGTGAAATAAATGGACCATTTATAATGTTTGAAAATACTCCCAAAAATGGGTTTGCAGACCTACGTATGACAGAAGTGTTTGCATTTAATAAATGGGGAAATACAACTTCCAATGTACAGAGTCTAAATGATACTGACTCAAAATTAAAAACACCTGGTAAAAATGGATTCTTGCGATTTATGTCAGGATCTTCCAATATTCTTATGAAACAGATTGGATTTAATGCATGGACTGCATTTACGTTTGTATTTCGAATTAATGTTATGCCTGTAAATGACTTCTTTTTACAAATGAACATGGGTGGAAGTGTAGTTCAGCTTTATATATCACCTGTCAATGGTAGTACATGTGTAATTAACTATAATACAAATCTAGGAGGAGCAAATCCTACACTTGGTACAAAATCAGGCGTTCAGTTACAACTTGGACAGTGGTATATGGGTGTTGTCTATCAAAATAATAGACCCTGTACTTCCCTCACCTTTTCATTCTTACCGTTAGATCAGGCACTCACGCGATCTGATATGTGGTTTACAACAAATGTACAGAATACTAGTTTTACAATTGGAAATAAAGGTTTGCCAATTGTTTTATCAAATCCTAGTAATTCTGTGTATATGTTTGGTGCAAGTTCGAATGCATCTGTGTTGCAGTGGGATTTAGCCTGGTGGCACTTTTTTAATACAAATGTACGTGGAACAGATATGCAACGTGATGCTAAGAATGATTGGGTTCTTACTCTGTAATATAAAGATCTTTTACTATAGTATAGTAGTATGAAGTAGAAAATACAAAATGAGTATGTTTCTTCTTACTGGACTTTTACGAATTATTGATAATTCTGATTTACAAGATGATCCTGATACTCTTCTAAATAATATTACATTAGAAGAATATCATGATATTATTCATCTGATAATTAAATATGCAGATAGAGTACTAATTAGTAGTCAAGGACAGTGTGCTTGGGATATGCACGATGAATTAAGGGAAAATGGATTTCATGTATTTCCAGGAGAGCGAGATAGTTTTGGGTGGTTATCTGGATGTATTCAAACTAAAAAGGGATATATTGTATATGGTTAGATATGTGATTAGATAAATTACATATAATAGCTATCAGTAATTGGATCTTTGTAAATTATTCCTAGTGGTCTACGTTGTAGTAGATCAGTGACTTCAAAGTATTGATATTTTTCAGTTGCGTAATCAAGTAGTTTTGTGCTAAATGAACGAGCACCTTTTCCATCACCTGGATCAAACGTGACTTCATCTGCAACTTTAGTTTGGCGAACGGGTGCAACTTTACTCATTTCACGTGTTACATCTTCACTTAGTTCTCTCATTGTCAGAGGAACACGTGCTCTCTCTGCATCTGTTTCTACACGATCCTGTTCAAGATCTGGAAGATACAAAGGTTTTGTTTTATCTGTTTCATCTATTGTAAAACATGCAAGATCAGGTTCATTATCTGCTGAGTTAAGTAAACAGTCGACTGCAGATTCTTTAATTATTTTCAGTAAGTCACGATTAATAAGTTCTTTTCGCTGACCAATTTCATAAATCTTTTGGTCACTTGTTTCACCTTTATCTTTTGTTAAAATAGAAAAATCAACACCTCCTTCTAATCCTCGTTTTACTAAATCACCTGATGTTTGTTCTTCGGTAAAATACATAACATAGGTGTAAATACTTACATTTCTCTCTTCTACAGGTAGTTCTGCATGCGAACAGATACGTACTGCACGCCCTTTAACTTGCTCAAGACGAACATTATGCCAGTGAGGTTCCATAATATGGACTTGACGTACACATTTGAGTGAAATACCTTCTGCACCTGCACTAGAAATTCCAATCATTTTACAAATTTCACCATGACGATTTCCCAATGCACGATATGTTTTTGTAGGATCTGTTACTGTCTTATCATAGGCTTCAAATACTTTTTTAACTTCATTTGGTAGAGCATCAAAATTTCCATTAAAAATATTGAGTGCACAATCACGCGCCTCTTTTGATCCTACGCCTGAAAAAATTGTATAGCGTTTAACACCAGGTCCTTTCATTATAGATGCAGTTGATTCTTTTGATAAAAATAGATTGTTTCTCATATCTTGGACTACACGAATTTGATCAAATTCATTTGCTTCAAGAGAGATTCCTAACACACCTAAACCTTCAACGGTTACATATTGACTGTACACAAGTGTTGGACCTTCTGATTCATTAATTCGTCGTATAATTTTGTCAAGTTTAGGAGAGAAGTAGGCAAGGCTCTGCTGAGGCGTGGGTCCATCGAGTTTTAAATAATTAGCCCTCTGTTCATACAGATTTGTTAATGTATATTTAACTAATTGATCATAGTCCATAGTTTCGGTTACAGTTGCTCCTGTAACTGCTTCACGAACAGCTTGTGCACCTTCAGAGAGAGTATCAGAGAGAGTATTAAGTATGCCTTCTTTGTCTTCCTCTGTCTGACCGCTTTCTTCATTGCTCTCTTCTGTCTGACCGCTTTCTTCTGTATTTTCTTCTTCATTTTCATCATTACTATTTTCACCACCTTTTTGAGAGGGTTTGACAATACGTAGAATTTTTTTACCACTTGGAGCTGGGGCTGGGGCTGGGGCAGGAGCTGGGGCGGAAATTCGAGGACGTGACGGTTTTGTGAGAGGAGGTAGCGCAGGTGTTTCCTCTTCTTCATTGCTCTCTTCCTCTTCATTACCCTCTTCCTCCTCTTCAATGTTCGCGAGTGTCTCTGCATCTTCCTCTTCACCTCTTTTACGAGCTTCTTTATCTATTCTCATTTGCTCTTCCAGCTCTTTACGTGTTGCTTCATCCATAAATTCTTGTTGTCGTTCTAAAATATCTATATCATCTGCTAATGGTACTACCTCTTTCTGCATCTTTTTTACAGAATCAGGCCATGGACGGCGAAGCCCATCTACATCTGGAAATACAAAATTACATACTGCACGAGAACGAAATCTGTAACTTGATACAGTTGATGCTTTCGTAAATACCTCTACCATTGCAAATGGATCTGCTTTCTCTTGTTTTGCAGGCTCTTGTGCAATCTCAGCCTTTCTTGCTTTTAAATAATTTTCAAGTATATATGCATTCATAAAGCACTTATCAACTTCATCTGAAATGACTTTTGGCATAAAATCCTCTGCTGATCCTTTATAGTAAGAGACAATACCTGCAAGACGCTTCTTTAACATATCACGATTTTTAATATTATTTGTTGCGGGATCCACAAAATATTTATGGAATGTTTCACGATCAGGTGGTAATCGTGGATAGGATTTATAAGTAGGATCACCTAATTTAATACCTTTTGTGGTAGCCTGTCCTTTGATATCTGTAAAAATTTGCTCTAATGTCTGTTGTGCAGAGGCATCATACTTTACACCTTCAAATATTCCATCTGCATTAAATACATTTATGTAGCCCTCTTGAAAGACTGTGACTAAGATTTTTGCACCAGAGGGAACGAGTGTTACTTGTACTAAATCTACACGAGGATGTTTGGAAAGTATACGCTTTAGCTCTTCTAATTTTTCACTCTCTCTTGATTGACAAATGACTTCAAATGAATTTATATAACCACTCAGAATATTTGATAGAACACCAAGTTCTTCTGGAAAGTTAATAATTGGTGTACCTGATAGAGCTATTATTTTACTATTTTTTGCACCTGTCAATAGGCGATAAAATAAAAATGCTCTATTGTAATTTAGTTTTTGCTGTTTAGGAAGACCTGTCTTCTTATCTATCTGTACTTTACGTGATGTGCGTGCTAAAATAGTTTCAACAGTTGCTGAATCACAGAGCTTAGGAATCCAATCTCCAGGTGTGACAGGCTCTGCAGGAATAAGACGGCGCTTTCCCTCTCTTGCTGTTAAAAATGGTTCTATTGATCCTGTCATTAAACTAATTAAGTTATGAACTTCATCAATTACAATAACTGCATTATCAAAGACTGTAGGCTTTCCTTCTTTGCGTTTGCACGCCTCTCTCTTGAGTTCATCTGCAGAGATACCATTATAATTAATAAATGTTATTCTATTTTGTATGGATTCATTAATTTGTGCACGAATTTTATCTTTATCAGATGTTTTAAATGTATCAAAATTGGATGGAAGTGAAAAATCAGCAATCCATAGAGGATCTCCTGATTTAATGAGTTTTGCCATATATTCATCACTTAATGATAAGACAGATCGTGCAAAAAGATCTATTGTTCTTGGAAATCCCTCTGTAGCATTGCCATTTTCATCTTCTTGTTTAATTTTAATCCAATGATTATTGGTATTAAAGTGACGAAATCCACAGAATGTTATTTCTTTGATAAAATTTGCACGTAAACTAAACGGTGTCATAACAACGATCTTTTTATTTGATACACCATATAATGCCTCTGCTGCCGCAATTGCAGAGCATGTTTTACCACTTCCCAAACCGTGATAGACCAATACTCCTCTATAAGGTGATGCTTGGCGAATATATTCTTTTACAAATCTCTGATAAATAAATGCCTCAACTGATTGTTTACCTTTTTGCATTAATTTTGTACAGGCGTCAGGATCGAGCTCTTTTTCATGTTTTATACTTGCAAAATCAGATTGATAACGATCTTCTACAAAACGATAAAATGCTTTACGTGTAAGAGGGACAAAAACTGGTTCATCCAATTTATAGTGTCCTGTTTCTTCTATCTGTTTTTGTCCTTCATTATAGCTCTGTAAGAGGGGATTTGCTTTTTTACGTTCACTATATGTTATATGTTTATCCATAAGTTTTAGTTTCCGTTTTTCAAATTTTCTATCCGATTCATCCTCTTCTTGTTGAAGTTGACCTAGTTTAGCATCTAAATATGAATCAAAATAGCTTTCGCGTTTAATGAGGTCTCTTGTAGTTGTAAGAGGTATAAATGGTTTCTTTTCTACAGGTGCCCTTGGGGCTTTTGCAGGTTGTTTAGGTAAAGTGACTGCAGGAGCCACTGGAACTACAGCAGGTTTTCTTGAAACAGGTGCTGGTGTTACAGTATCTTCGGGTTTTACTTCTTCTTTGAATTCTTTAAGAAGTTCTTCAGTAGGCTTACGTGCCGCTGTATTTTTGCCCAATGGTCTATACCCCTTTTTTTTTGATTTTGGTACGTCCATCTACTATACTTTATAGGTTTCCTATAAAGTATCGGAGAACACAATATTCGCACTAAGATCAAGGCAATGAGTTTGGGTCAATTGGTCGTGGATTACATGAACGACATGTTGGAACTAGACGAGTACTTATAACTTCCTCACCATTTTCATCAAGGATCTTATAGTGATTGCAAGAAATACATGGAGCTGGTTCTGTATTTGCAATATACGGTTTAGGATTGGGTAAATATGGATTGATCCATGCCTTTGCAGAATCAGTAGGTGGAGGAGCTGACCATACATTTGGTTCACCAGATTGCTCAAATCGATCAACACTATTGCAAAAGCATCTCGGGAGGTCAATAAATGCCTCTGATGGTGTTGAAATATCATTAATAGTTTCTGCACAGCAATATACATCACCCGCTCGTTTATATGTAATAGATTGACTAGTGTAATCACGAGATCCAGATCCCTTCGATGAAAACATGGGATTTGGTTTACGCACAGTTGAGTTTTGCGTTATATTTACACGAGACATTCCTGAACAAGTTTCGCAACCAGGAACATTTGCAGGTAATTCTGGTCGTGTTGCCGTAGCCACCTGTGGAAGTACAGTAGATGATTGAATAAACTTATTCCAGGTTATTAAACTTGCATCTTGCGACTGTTGAGCACGATTAATGTAACGATTTTCTCGTTTTTGTAATAATTCTGTTATCTTACTTGCGTCCATATCTAATCTTATAAAATATAATTCATGATATATAATGGAGCCTCATATGTCAGATAATGATAAATTAATGTTTTATAAATATCTTGATAATGCAAAGTATTATTTTGAATTTGGCGCGGGTGGTTCCACTTATCAAGCATCGCTACGGCAAAATATCAAAAAAATATATAGTGTTGAATCTATGCAATCATGGATAAAAACTATTAATGATAAAATACAATCCGATAAAATAGAGTTTATTTTTGTTGACCTTAAAAATAATGGTCTAGACTGGGGTTATCCTAGTCAATTAGCAACAAACGAAGATAAGAAAAAATATAGTGATAGTATATTACCATATACACATTTAGATTGTATACTTATAGACGGCAGATTTAGAGTCGCATGTGCATTGAAAGCATTTCGTGTAATCGATGAAAATTGTGTTATTTTATTTGATGATTTTCTAGATAGAAATGAATATCATATTGTTTTGAATTATTTTGAAATAATTGAAAAAACATCTGATAATCGAATGGTTGCCTTAAAGAAACAAAATGTAAACCCCCCTACAGAACAGCTTATCAAACAATATGAAATTATTCCAAAATAGTTCTATAAATCTAATGAATATGTTGAATATATAGGTTGATTCCAATTGATATTTGAAATATTCCAATAATCTATAGTGGTTAATGTATTTGTTAATTGTTGTTTTAAAATATCATATTCCCAATCATAACCATTGAGTCCAAGATATTTTAGATTTACATTTGTAAAACTATCTATTTGTTTTACTTTTAGTGCTTCTTTTATAACAGCCTGTGAAAAAGGCTCTAGTTCATTCTTCCAAGTATCAATACCAATTGCTACAATACCTTTTATAGGGTTGAATTCATATTTTATTTTCATAGTCAGCTCCCCAATCTTTTTTCGATAATTGTCTTTTGCAACTTTGTATGTAGATATCATTTTACTTTTAAAATAAATAGTTTCAAATGTTATTAAGTTGTTTTATGCATTCATAAGAAGTTCAAGTGCAATTCGACTTGCTTCTTGTTCAGCAACTTTCTTATTTCGAGCAGTTGCAGTTGCAATCACTTTATCTTCTGGATCAATCACACCCATTGTAAAAATACGATCGTGAGGTGGACCTTCTACATGTACCTCTTTATAACGTGGAGGAACATGATATTTAGACTGGAACAGACGTAGAAGTTGATCCTTGTAGTTCTGATCTTCTGTAATAAGTGCAATAAAATCTACATGTGATTCGATAATTTTAAGAATAAAATCACGACATGATGAAACACCACGACCTTCATCTTCTTCCTGAAGATACATTGCACCAATCCATGCTTCAAATACAGATCCAAGAATACGAAGATTGTTTCGACCATCACATGACTCTTCCATATGACGACTTAGAATAATCCATTGTCCAAATCCAATCTTTTTTGCGAGTCTACCAAGTTGCTTATTATTTACAACTCCCGACAGCAAACGAGTAAGAAATCCTTCACCTTGATCACCATAACGTTTGAATAGATACGTCGATACAATTAATCCAATTACACGATCTCCTAAGAATTCAAGACGTTCATAATCATCATCTCGAAGTGCAAGACAGTCTGAAGGACGTTCTGTGATCACTGTCGTCTCTCCTGCTTCAGCCTGTTCTTGCCATTCTTCTGGACGATCTACATATGATTTGTGCACACATGCCTGTTGAAATAGTTTAAAATTATGAAATCTTCCTTTCCAACCATATTTTCGCAAAATTCCCATTGCATCCGAGGAAGTGATTTCCCGATTTTTAGGATTCCATGGGTTGAACACCTTCACACCTGCATTCGCAGATGCAGGTGTGGAGTTGTTGGGAAGTACAATTGCACAAACGTCCATTTTTGTTCTAGTATTACTATGTGATGAAAGTTTAAGTTGCTATTTTAATTTCAAATAGATAAGTAAATGAGCTCTGGTATTAATTTGAGCGCCACACCTGAAGCAAGAAAAGGTGTTGTCGAAATGGCAGGTATGCTCGCAGGAACTGAAGAACCCTCTTCAACTGGTATTAATCTTAGTACAACCATCGGGAAAGAAAAGTTACTTACAACACTTGCACCCGCCATAGTTGGAAAAGAAGTTGATGTAGATAATATTCCAACTGAAAAAAATGATACAACTATGCCCCTTATAATTCCAACTGTTCTACCTGATTTAGATAAAGATCAGAGCAATTATCTAGATATAGCAGGTGATCTATATGTTTTAACATTAGAAAAGGATATTCGTTTAGCATTTAAAAGTAAGAGAGAATTCTATAAGAATTATAATACAACAAATGTTATGCTCTTTCGACGTATGTTTTCAAAAACACTTTCTGGACCCGTTGAAGAGCGTTTTAAAAGCCTAGATAAATCGGATCGCATAGCATTACTTAAATCATTACAATTTCGTATTGATTCACTTGAAGAACAGTTACAATTAACAAATTCTCTTGCAAGTCAGTCGGATCGTCGCATACTCAATGGACTGATTGATTTGAAAAGTCGTTTTGAAGCAATGTCAGGTAAACCTGCTCCTGTACATACAACACTTGGAAATGCTCCTACACTTTTAAAGATGCTAAAAGATAAAGATCAAACTCTTGAAGCTATTTTACGTATTGCATGGTATCTTGTGAATCCTGATAAAATTCCTCAAGCAGATATACAACGATTTGAATCTATTGTGAATGCAGTTGGTATTCAAGATATAATTAAAAATATTCGTTCTGATGAAGATTTACCTGAAGATATACGAACACTAAAATCAATGAATTATTTTGATCGTGTAAAACTTAAAAACATTGTTGAACAGCCAACAGTTGGAAAAAGCATGGATGAAGTTCGCTCTGAACTGGTGACTGAACCTTCTGAAAAAATACTACGCCGTCGTATTGAACAAATTCTCCAAGTCTTTCAATTACACAAGTTCATTAATAAAGAAACAGCAGATGATATGCTTGCAAAAATACATAATGATTCTACATTTAATCCTAAACTTGCAGATATTGATTCATCTATGATTGATAAAATTGCAATATCATTAGATCCAATTTATAAGTTTTATCGTAGTGTATATTTTCCTGTATATGATGTAATTGCACGTGCAATGACACCAAATCTTGAAAAATATAATATGAATCGAATGTTGCGTATATTTGGAAATGCAATGTCATATATCAATGGTAAACGAGAGGAAAATGGTATATATAAATTAGTAGGCGATGGAATTCCAGAAACTCAAATGCTTATGAACGATATTATAAATTATCCTGATTTTCAAGATACTGAATTTTTACAAACATTAAAATATTTACCTGATTTTATTTTAAAACAATTTGAATATAAAATGGTTAAAAAAGAGATAATTCCTCCTGATGCATTACGTGCATTGCCTGATGATATACGTGCAAAATATGAAAAACGAAAAGAGAAAAAAGGTAAACTTCGTGATGTTGCAAAACCACATTTAAAAAATATTAAATTTTTTACACTTGATAATATTGCAATTCCAACAAATATAAATCAACTATCATCACGTTTTGATTTATCGAAAGATGAACAACAAATCTTAATTGATAGAATTAAAAGTTTTTTTGTACCAGATGCAATTTACATGTTTGTTGAGCATAAGAATGATGATTCACAGAATTTATTTAAATTATATACACCTATACCCACAAAAGAAAAGCGTGCTGAGTTTAAAACGCCCCTTTCAGAAAAAGCGATTCCAATAAAACAGGTTTTAATTCATAAAGCACATAAAAAAGATGCTGTCAGTGAACCCCTTGACTACATTAATTATACTATTCTTGCACTTAGCATATTGATATTGTTTAAAAGTCGTATGCCTGCTGGTAAAAATACGATTGATTTTGAAAAAATGGGAGAAATTGAGGAAAGTGAATAGATATTATATTATTATCATATGAATAGGTTATGTCTTCTGATTCAAAAAAACAACCATTTTCAATGAATCGATTCCTACTCAAAGTAAAATACTCTTTTTATAGTATGCTTGTTTTTTTTATTTTTGCGAATCCTGAGACACTCAAATTGTTACAAATGGCCTTTGGACGATTTGTAACACTTAGTGGTTCCGACGGTCTTCCTACTACACTTGGACTCTTTAGTATGGCAGGGTTATTCTTTGCGACAATGTTAGGTCTTATGATGCTACCAAGTGATTAGATTTATAACTAGATTTTAAAATATGCTCATCTGTTTTATTGTACTGTAGATGAGGATATTTCATTTTCATAACTTGCATATGTGCATATTTCTGTGCAAAGTCATGCGATTTTTTCATAGAGCGTAAATATCCATATGTATTTTGAAGAACTACAATGTCATGGTCATCAAATATTTTATTCCATCCATACTGCGGAATCCATGAAGAGTCCGGAAAAAAAATCGCCTGCATTGTTGTATTTATTTATTATTATTCGCAATTATTTTAGGTTCACATAATAGAAATTACAATGCATAAAATAATAATTGCACTTGGTCTTGCAATTATTGCAATGGTATTAATTCGTGTCTATCGCCGTGCAAAATTCTATGGTTTTGATGATTATGAGGGATTTTCTACCAATGGTAAAGAACTACTTATTGTAAAGGCTGGTTGGTGTGGACACTGCAAATCGGCAATGCCCGAGTTTCAAAAACTTGTCAAGGCATCTCCTGTAAAGCTCAAAGATGGTTCAAGTGTAACTATTCGCATGCTTGATGATAAGGAGAATAAGAGTGAAATTAAGACACTTCCAATTGATGGATTTCCCTCAATATTATATCGTGATGGTGGAAAAACGATGGCATATAGTGGAGAAAGAACATATGATGGTGTAATGGGATTCTTACAGAGTATGTAAAGCCTGCTGGTGATATAAATATAGATAGCTGTCAAAATGGCTCTTCGTCGTATCCAAAAAGAGTACAATGATGTTGTTAAAAATCCACCAGAAGGCTGTAGTTGTGGACCCGTAGCAGATGATATGTTTAACTGGACTGGTGCAATTATGGCTCCATCTGATTCACCCTATGCAGGTGGTGTATTTAATCTAAAGATTGAGTTTCCAACAGATTATCCATTCAAATCTCCTAAAATCTATTTTACCACAAAAATCTATCATCCGAATATTAATTCTGCAGGCGGTATTTGCCTTGATATTCTCAAAGACCAATGGTCACCTGCTCTCTCTATTTCAAAAGTTTTACTCAGTATCTTGAGTCTTCTTACTGATCCAAATCCAGATGATCCCCTTGTTCCAGATATTGCACGTGAATATAAGTTTGATCGTGAAACTTACAATGAACGAGCACGTGAATGGACCATGAAATATGCCATGGAATAAACTTGAATCTGTGTTTAAAGAATTATATAGTATAGTATTTTATACAATACAATACTATTTAATACAATGACTCTAAAACAACAGAATATCTTTGAATGGCGAATTAAAATTTGGAACGAGACACGGAATTTATCCCTTGATTATCCCTATTCACAGAGTAAAAAGATTGTATTTGATGACAAATGTAGTATGATTAAAAAGTATGATACTACACATATTTCAGTTATGAATATTGACTCAATTGTTATAGGTAAGCAACTCAAAGAGAAAGGATTAAATCCGTTAATTCTCAATTTTGCAGATGATCATTATGCAGGTGGTACAGTTGAATCAGGTTCTGGAGCACAAGAAGAATCTCTGTTTCGTCGCACAAATCTATGTGCAACCCTTGAACAGGACAAGTTTTATCCAATTTTGAAAAATGAAGGTGTATATTCACCTGTCGTTACAGTATTTCGTGATACTGAAGATAATAATAATAAACTCTTACGAGAACCATGGCAATGTGCATTTGTAGCTGTACCAGGACTATATTGCCCAACTGTATCCAAATTACAGAGACTAAGTGACCATGATGCAGAGGTATTACAAATGAAAATAGAACTTATTTTACAAATTGGATATATTCATGGACATGATAGTTTAGTTCTAGGTGCACTAGGTTGTGGAGCATGGCGTAATCCACCACAACATGTTGCTGAAATCTTTCGTCATGTACTCAAAAAATATGATGGTGTATTTAAAGAAGTAGTATTTCCATGTTTGAGTATAGGATCTGTACGTGGTAGTAAGAGTAATTTTGAAGTATTCACAGAGGTGTTTGGTTAGGAAACAGAATAACGCCGTTGAATTTGTTTTCGTTTATGTTTTTGATAGGATATGACTGCCTTCTTACCAATCTCTAAAAGATTCTTTCGCTCATTTTCATCAATATCAAAATTCACTGCAGATCTTGATCCTACAGGTACAATTATAGTATGAGGCTGATAGTGTTTGATATCTCTATGACTTCGTGTATTCATTAATATTTGAAGAGGACGAAGTGCAAAATCTTCCAATTTAAATTCGTGTAGAGGCACTTGTTGTGATAATAATATTATACCAAGTGTTTCAGTTAATTCATGATCTTGTAATATGTGAAGGGGATAATTACTAACAACGCCTCCATCAATTAAGTAATGAGACGTCTCCTTGTCTATTACAGGTTGAAAGTAATACGGAATAGACATGGATGCACAAATGGCTTCTGCCACATTTCGATGAGGTGTCTTTTTATATGAACATTCTATAAACGTCGCATCATTTAAATCTGTAAAGAAAATACGTAATGATTTTGATGTGATAGTATGTAACTGCTCAAACGTCACTGAATCTGATAAACCTTTAACATGTAAACATGCATGGACAAATTTCATTAACTTTTCCCCTGTATCCATTCCATAATTGATGATCCACCCCGGTGCCGAATCAATGTCTGTAATATTACGAAAATCAAATTCTAGAAAAAAGTGTTCGAGCTCTTCAAGGGTATATCCAATTGTCATACAAAATGCCATAAGGGCACCCGCAGAGACACCCATCCATTCTTGTATGTGTGATATGTGAAGAATTGATGAAGATGCTAATTGTTGTAGAGCTCCTACATGAGCGATTACATTAATTCCACCGCCCGACAAAACGATACGACGAGGTAGCATTTACTCTTTTTAGTTTTTTCAAACTTTAAGAGGTAATTTATGCACATAGACTTTCTGTAGACTGAATAATGCAAGAGCAGGATCCAACGCCTCAGCTCAACGTCAATGAGCTCTACAGAAAAAGACAGTCACGTGATGCGGCACGACTAAAAGCATACAATAAGATACTTGATATTATTCATCATCGCATTCGGACAATTAGTGAATTACCTAATTCACCTTGTTCACTATTATATACAATTCCTCCATTTATCATGGGTTTACCAAGAATAGATCTTGAGGATTGTGTTGTATACCTTGTTTATCAACTCCGTATGGCAGGTTTTGATACACGCTATACGTATCCAAATCTTTTAAATATTAATTGGTCACATCATGAAAAGTCATATATACTTGAGCAGAGTCCAATAATGCAAGCAATGATTGAATCTGAAGAGAAAAAGGCTCAGGAGGAACAAAAGAAACGTATGTTTGCGAAAAAACTGTCGAAAACATTCGGTCCTGGAAATCCAAAACAAGGCGGAGGTGGAAAGAAGAAAGTGGAATTTCGCGACGAGGTTATTATCGGTGCAAAACGCGAACCTGGTGCACCGAGTGTCGGACAGCTTCCAAGTGCGTCTGAATATATTCCACCTGTGACATTTATGCGACAAATGAGCGAACCACCCAAAGTTACATCATCTGCACCACAAAATACATTCTCAAATACAGTTCATCATACAAGTTCTTTACCCACTGGAAATGCGTTTGCAGATCTGTGGAAAAATTAGACTGTTGTTGTCCAATCAGAATGTAATAATTCATATAAACGTTTTGCAACTACTGGACCTACTTTTCGTCCATTTTCTTGTATTAGAATCTCTATATCTTTTGCCTCTGCTTCAAGTAATTTGTCCCACGATTTAAAATGCTCAACAATTGTTTGAGCCATCTTTACACTTACTCCAGGGCATTGTGCAAGGCATGCTGTTGCAAAATGACTCGGTTGTGATGCATTTGTTTTTTTCTGGACATGAATTGCATCGACTGCTCGAAGAGCTTGCTCTGTCTCAGGTGTAAAATTGGTAGGATCCTCAGTATAATATGTGTGCAAACCCTCTATTAACTGTGATGTCTCACCTAAATTACCCGTCTGTAAAACTGCAATTTTATGTTTGCACTGCATACGCGCAACCAGTTTCATAAGGGCTTGTGGACTTATACGTGCAGTACCAGAAAACCATGATCCTTCAATTATATAGACTGGTATTGCCTCTTTTTCTTGTGCATAGGCTAGTAGGCGTTGTTTTTGTTCACGATAGCGTCCATCCACAATCGATGCCTGAAAATCTCGAATTGTTTTACGTTCAATTAAAAGTCCCCCTTTCTGAATCTCTCCATCTTCAGATGTTCCAATCCAAATATCTGCAATTGGTAACTGCTTTGTTGGAGCCGAACCTAAAAGGTGAATTAAATCATGTTCTCTTACATCAATAATATACATTCTATGTAAGTCTATTATTGATATAATCTATAAATTTAAACTGTTTTATCATATGATGGATAGTACGTATGTATGATATAAAATATGAATATCATACATATCCAACTAAAAATATAATTCACTATTCCACCTGTCACTTTTCCAAAGTGTTTTATGAAAAAAGGTAACATCATAAAAAAGAGTCCCCATGCGAATGCATAACTTATAACTCCATTCAAAGTTACTTTTTTCCAGTCTATTGATTGTAAAAAAGTCTCCATTTTATATTTCTATTTATTGATTTCATTTAATACCACTCTTTTGCATTGTATGTTGGTGCAAATTGACGTTCAAGACCTGGCGTCCATCGTGTATAATCATGACGGTCCATACGGACTTTTGTACGAGGCTCAAAGAATGGATCTAGACCCGCAGCAATATCAGTGGCCATTTGAGGAATAGTAATTTGCTCTTCACCACGCAATGCATAGCGTTCTACAGGTGGTCCATCACGCTCAACTTCATCTTCCCAAATTATTTTGGGATGTTTTGGTTGAACATCTACAATTTCAAAAACATTCGAACCCTGTTTACTACGTTCCACATCAGCCTTGAGACCTTTACGATCATAGACCTTTTTAACTAAGTCAATTACATTATCAAGCGTATATTCTTTCAGTTCTTGTGGCTTTTCAGGATGATACATCGCAAGTATCTTACGTTCTTCTTGATCAACTGCATCTTGATCTGGTGGAATCATAGCATCACCCGATATTTCTTTGTATGTATCTTTTGATGACAGATCTGGAGGAGACTTCTCGGAAGCGTCAACAAATGCCTCGCGATATGACTGAAATGTTTCATCACTTGGCGGTCTTTGCGTCCAACTTAATGGATACCGGGACATGGCATCACTTATTTCTCTCTTTCCTGCTTCACGAGATCCCTCATTTTGAAATACAACAGAGTATTCGTAGTCGTCTAATTTCTCTATAGGCTGTGTTTCATAGGGTCGGTCCGGCATATGCGTCATAAATGTCTTAGGTAAGTCAAAGTCAGACATTTTTTCAGTTTTTGCATCAGAATTTTTCTCAAAGTTTTCCCGTAAATAGTATCTTCCAGAGAAATACAAAAACAGTATTACTAGGAAGATAAATCCTAAATAAAATGTTATACCATCCATGGGATATTCTCTAAATATGTTTGGCATAATTAGAGAATCGTAAAATGGTACGTCGTTCAGTTCGTCGCCCAAATAGACGCCGAAGAGCCACTCGTAAATTTCTACGAAAACGTTCATCAAGTGTCGGACAAATAATGAAACCCATTGATATTCGAGATAAGTCTGGGTTAGGTGAACTTATCAAGCGTATTCGTAAAGGGCCTGTTACTGTTATTCTAGTCTATGCGGATTGGTGCGGACATTGCACTGAATTCAAACCCCATTTTAATAAGGCTAGTCAATCACCAAATCGTACAGTACAGGTTGCATCTGTTAATGATTCAATGGTTACTCAAATGAATAGTACTCTTTTAGCAAATAATTCTGCATCGAAACCTATTTCTGTTTCTGGATATCCATCTGTTATTCTTGTGGATCGTAAAGGTAATGAGGTAAGTCGTGTTGAACCTTTAAAAAATACTTCTGCTATGACACGTGTTATGGAGGAATCTGGACGAATTATGGAAGAAGGAGAAAGAGAACCTTCAAGTCTAGAACCTATTCCATCTGCAAACTCTAGACCTCCGCGAAATAATTCAATGGTTATGAATATTAATTTAAATCGTAATAATTCTGTAGTACCAAATAGTAAGCCTAAAAATATTGAAGCACCTAAAAAAGGTGAATTACGTGGTGAACAAGTTACATCTTCTATGCCAATGGTTATTGGTGAAGATGAAGAAGAACTTGATGCAACAACAGTAGTATCTCCTCCACTCGAAGAAGCAATTGCAGAGGCAAACTCTAAAACTATGAAAGGCGGATCACTCTTTTCAGCCCTCGGTGCCTCTGCCTATCATCTTGCACCTGCAGGTATTTTAATGGGTATTGCAAGTATGACTCTTAAAGGTAAGGGTAAACATAAAAAGGTACGAAAAACTAGAAAGAGCCATCGAAGACATTAAACTACAGGTATAAATTGATTCTGTAAAAAATCGCGTATCTGTTTGCAGTTCTCTCTCATCTCTTTAATTTCATCTTTCGATATAGACTGTAAATATTTTGTAAGATGATCTGATGATTTTAAATGAATAGATGTATAAGGAAGTTGTATATAAAATTTTAAATCTTTTATATTTGATGGTAATGTTGATTGAATATCAAATTCATCTGCTATAATAATGGGTATTGAACCTGTACAAATACTTTCCCAAAGACGAATTGTATTCGGTCCTGCGCCAACAGGGCAGAGTGAGAATTCTGAGTCTGATAGAATTTGATTATAATGCTCTGTCTGTTTTAACTGAGATTCATAATATGTGGATGGCAGTGATTTATTTAGAACTTGCTCTGTATACACATTTTTTTCAAAATGCCATAGCTTTGTATCTTCAATTATATATGAACTTGTTGATAGCCATGTTAATATTTTTTGTCGTATAGGATGCAAATAATGTTTCATATGTGCTCCTATAAAACTAAATAAATATTGTCTTGATGTTGGGTCTTTTAGACCCGTTTTACGATTTGTATCAAATATATTTACAGGATACAAAGGAAGTCCTTCTAAATGAAGTTTACCTAATTTTGATTCTGTTATATTTTTATGTGAAATGTATAATGTATCTATATTTAAAAATTCATATATTTGAATTAATGATTTATAGTGAATATGTTGACATGCTGACACTATTTTTACATCAGGATATAATTTTTTAACATGAGTTAAATGAAGTTGAATTGATTTTAACTCTTCAAGGGGCACTATTTTTTTATCTATAATTGTTGCATATGGAATTCCAATATAAATACTATTTGATTTAGATTTACTGGACATTTTTTCGAATGCATACTTTTCAGTAATTACAGGATACTGCCAAAAATAGTTGGGACGTTTTGGAGTAATTGGAAAACAGACTCTATTTTTTGGAATAGTATCTAATAAGTCACGTATAGCTTTTTTATTTGTGTTTGTTGGATCTATAAAAAATGTATTATATTGAAATCGTGAATGAGGTGTTGTTGTACCTATCACAATCACAGGAATAGACTGGGGAATATCTTCAAGTAGAGATAGAGATGTTATTATGAAAATACCATAAGGACATGCTAAGCATTCTTTATATAAATCATCAAATGTATCAGGTGTGTAAATGGTTTTTTTTGGAAAAAGTTCTGGACATGGTTCTTCTTTGGTTTCATAGTATATTGCACGTAGACTATTCATATTGAATTATAGAATTCACTATGAATAATATGTATTATCCTTTAGTTAGTTTTAGTCAGTTTATTTACGATGTCTGCGAGTAGAGCGTTTGTGAGATTTACGACGATGCGTTTTGCGTTTGCGACCGCCACCACTGCGAGGAATTGTTCCTAGTCCAGGTGCACCAATGCCACCAGGAAAGCTTGCCCAAGGACCAGTAGGAGGCGTTATTTTTGCATTAAAAGGTGCTAGCATTTCTATTTTAGTGTGTGCTTAAAAATTTGACGAGCATACATGACTAGGTTGAACGTGTATTTCAAATGGCATCCAATTTAGTCTTTCACCTACTGGATCTCTACGCTAGAGATCAACGTATTGAAGCAGAAACAGAGGACTTGCGTCATGTAGTCTATGAGTCTGACAATGATGACTATGATGACGAGATTAGTCGCGTCGGAAGACGTTATAAGAAAAAGGCTAATGCAGGTGGTAAACGTGAATACATTATTCACTTATTTGGTGAAACAGCAGAAGGGAAGTCTGTACGCGTTGATGTTGTCGGATATCGTCCATGCTTTTATCTGAAATTGCCTGAAGAAGGTACACTCAGTGCTATTGATGCAATTAAACAACATATGTCACTTTGCAAAATTCCTATGGATCAGGTTGTGACAAAACGTGTTCGTCATGAATCATTCTGGGGATTTTCTGCAAAAACTAAATTTCCATTCTTGTATCTCGATTTTCCTTCACAGTCAATGTGGCGAGACGCAAAATCATTGTTTGTGAATGATAAATCAACAGATACACGCAAACCAATTGGTGGAATCTATAAAGCAGGGCAGTTTCCAGATGTGTATGAAGCAAATATTGATCCAATGCTTCGCTTTCTGCATGTTCAGAATCTTTCCCCATGTGGATGGGTGTGCATAGAAGACGGTATGACTATTGCAGAAGAGGAAGATAGTGTATTGACACTTACATGTGATTATCAATGTGTTGAACCATGTACTACTCCTCCACGTGCAACTGCACCTTTTCTGCTTGCATCATGGGATATAGAGTGTTATTCTGCAACGGGTGATTTTCCTATTGCAAAATCGAATGGAAATTGGAATAAGGTTGGAAAGGTACTAATTGGTTTGAAAGAGTATGATGATATTGTTGATAAAATAAAGGGTCTAATTTCCAATAATTCAGTACGATGCGTACAGAAAGGACGTAGTGCTGTACAAAAAGTGCATCAGTTTCTCGAAAGTGTAGAATTTGCTGAAGCAGTTATTGCACAGACATTTGATACAGAAGAAAGTTGTATGCGTTTTGCAAAAGGGATTCTTGGAAAATATGTAGAACCCTGTGGTGATCCAGTTATTCAGATTGGTATTACGCTTACACGTGATTGTAAAACATTTGAACGCCATTTATTTGTATGGCCGTCTTGTTCGCCATGTGAAGGAATTGTACTACATGTGGCAGATACAGAGAAAAAGATGATTACTGATTTCTTTGAATGGATTGTTGAAATTAATCCTGATATTCTTATTGGATATAACGTATTCGGTTTTGATGAAAAATATGTATGGGAACGTGCAGTCGAACTTGACTGTGTAGGAGAATCATCGCCTGTCCATGGTCTGAATCGTCTTCAACATCTACAAGGTGAAGTCAAGCTGGAAGAGAAACTTCTGAGTTCCTCTGCGATGGGTGATAATTATTTATACACATGGACTACTCAGGGGCGTCTACAGATTGATCTCTATCATTATATTAAGCGAAATATTGTTCTACCTAGTTACAAACTTGATGAAGTTACAAAGAATTTTATGTCTGGAAAGTTGAAAAGTTATAACGTGGTTGGTGATAAACTTATACTCGAGATCGCAGGTGCAATTAAAGATATTCGTGCAGGACGTGCGATTTGTCTCCTTGATGCAATTGGAGAATCAATTACAGATAAATTGGTTGTTGAATCTGTAGAAGGATCACGACTAACAGTAGCATGTCCTGATGCAGATACAGTAAAAGAACTTGCAGATGCACAGAAATGGGTCGTTGTAAAAGATGATGTATCACCTCAAGATATTTTCAGACTTCATAGGGGCTCTGCAGATGATCGTGCTATTGTTGGTCGTTACTGTTTACAAGATTGTGATCTAGTTATTGAACTTTATAAAAAGTTGGAAGTGTTTAATAATGCAATGTCCATGGCAAATGTATGTACTGTACCCATTAGTTATATCTTTATGCGTGGTCAAGGTATTAAGGCAGAATCGCTCATTTTCAAGGCGTGTCGTGAGCGTGGAATTCTTATTCCTGTTCTACCTCCACCCAGGCAACCTGGTGATGGTGGTCCTGAAGAGAGTTATGAAGGTGCAATTGTACTTGATCCTGAACCTGGATTTTATCATGAATCTCCCATTGGTGTTGCAGATTTTGCGTCGCTTTATCCATCAACCATTGAGAGTGAAAATATTTCCCATGATTCCCTTGTATGGGTAAAAGATTATACATATGATGGCAAACTGATTTGTGTGCAATTTGGTTCTGATACATATGCTGAAGTTGATGGTTATGGATATACGGACATTGAATTTGATATTTGGCGTCCAGATCCTGCAGATACACGTAAACATCCTGTGAAGATCAAATCAGGTCGTCGAATCTGTCGATATGCTCAGCCACTCGATGGAACAAAGTCAACACTGCCTGAGATTATTCGCAGTCTTTTGGCTGCACGAAAGGCGAAGCGTAAGGAGGCTGAGAAAGAAAAGGATCCTGAGCGTGCAGCACTTTTGGATGCTGAACAGCTTGCGTATAAACTCACAGGCAATTCATTGTATGGTCAGTTGGGCTCTGGTACATTCAAGGTACGTTTACAACATTTGGCGGCATCTGTGACGGCCTATGGTCGAAAGCAGATTCTGTTTGCGAAGGCGGTGATTGAGAGATTTTACGGAGCTGGTGAAGATGAAAAAATTGAAAATAAAAAATATAGACGCTGTGATGCAAAGATAATGTATGGAGATACCGATAGTTTATTTATTGAATTTAACCCAAGAAATCCAGAAACAGGCGAACGCATCAAAGGTCGTGAAGGGCGTCAAGCGGTCATTGATTTGACCGCAGAAGCAGGACACCTTGTCACGCAAGCCCTAAAACCTCCACACGACTTTGAATTTGATAAAGTCTTTGATCCTATGCTGATGTTTAGTAAGAAACGTTATGCTGGACTTATGTTTGAAAATAATGCAGATGATTTTGTACACAAGTATATGGGTATTGCGTTAAAACGACGTGATAATGCGCCGATTGTTAAGACAATCTTTGGTGGAGCTATGAAGAAACTATTGCTGGAAAAAGATGTTCCTGGTGCGACTGTGCTCGTTCATCAGCTTTGTAAAGAACTAATTGAAGGTAAGGTATCGCTAAATCAGTTGACAATTACAAAATCACTTCGTGCAGACTATGCAGATCCTTCACGAATTGCCCATAAAGCACTTGCCGATCGTATTGCACGTCGTGATCCAGGAAATGCACCTGCATCAGGTGACCGTATTGGGTTTGTCTATATTCGACCAAAACCTGGGCAAATTGAGGCAAAACTACAAGGAGATCGTATTGAAACACCTATGTATGTTCGTGAAAAGAGTCTAGTTCCAGACTATCGATTCTATATTGAGCATCAAATTCAGAATCCTGTATCACAAATGTTTGGAATTTTGCTGGAAGAGATTCCAGGATTTGATAAACGACTGCTTAGTGATATGCCAACCGATCCCGACAAACGAATTGCATGGCGAGAATTACGTGCAAGTGAGATGCTATTTCAAGATGCATTACGTAAATGTAGTGAAAACGATAAAAAGAGTTTTGTGACCTCATTCTTTGGATCTGGATCTGGTACAAATACAGTAATTGAACCTGTTCGTGCAATGCGACCGCGTGCACCTGCTGTTAAATCCGAAGCTGTGAAAAAAGTTGTTCAAGCAAATATTTCCAATTATATTCTTGATTCATATCTAAATAAAGCCATTACAAAGAAAGATAGAGAAGCAAAACGGAAAAAGGAATCAGAGAAAGATAAAGATAAATCTTAAAGATATATATTTATAGATATTAAAAGAGAGATAATGAAGATAAATTTGTTGGATTTTTTTTCAGCGAAACAGGCACTTGCAGAGGCTGAAACGATTGATCAGTATATTTCAGATTGTCAATACTCAAAACAAAATACACTAGCAAGGGCAAACACCGCATATACTCCAGTAAAACTATCAGAAAAAGATTATAATGTATTTTTATCTTTATTCAAAGAATATAGTAAACATATTCCAAAAAGACTAATAAATGATATTTCTTATGTAAATATTGTTATTTTAATGCCATCTGCTGATACAGGATTTCCACATACACGTCCAGGTAATCTTATTTGTTTTCCACAATCTGCAGAACTTCCATCTTTAAAGACATTTATTCATGAATTATGGCATGTTCATCAGAGACTTTTTCCTGCCCTTTGGAATAAACTATACAGAGATGTTTGGAAATTTACTCCTTTTAATGGTGTAGGAATACCTGAAGAGGTTTATGAACAAGTTCGTATAAATCCTGATACCATTGTAAGTGGGCTATATTGCTGGCGTGAAGAATGGATTCCTTTACCCATATTTCAATCACCTACTCAACCAAAAATGTCTGATTGTGCAATATGGTTCTGGAATATACGTACAAATCAGGTTAGACATAGTATGCCAAGTGCGTGGAGAGATTATTTCTATTCAAGTTTATTATCACCAACTTCATATGAACATCCTCATGAACTTAGTGCTTATATGCTATCAGAATTTTCTCCTGATATCAAACATTCTTCTGCTTTTGTAGATTTAGTAAAAGGTGTTGGTGTAACTTCATTCTCAAAATAATAAGTAGGTATGTGTAAATTGGATGAAGGAGATATTTTATCTGAGGGATGCCATTGTATTGTGGATCTCTCAGATTTTGGTATAGAGGGTCTTGAGGGAAAAGGATGTGTAGCAGATATGGAATGGATAGATAATATTTCTATACCTATTTTAATTGACAAAGATAATCCCTCTATTTTATTAAAAACTAAAACCAAAACAATAGTTACTGCAGGACCTATTGAGGATGGAAAATATGGAATTATTGAAATAGGGTACAGATCAGATGAAATTAAAAAAAATCAGCTAGTTGTTATTAAAAAATCAAAAGATAAATCTAGATTTCTACTTAAAGAAGCTTTAATACAAAAAGTTGTCTATGAAAGTCTTTGTCGAAGAGGCTTTCCGAATGGAGCTTCTCGTGTATATGATTTAATTGCAACGGATGCATCTTCTATTTGTTTTACAATGGAAGCTATGTATGATGGAGCAAATCTCCAACATTTTATTGAAAAAACAATTGGGTTCCAACTTGTAAATACTATTATTGAAAGTCTATTACTTATATCATCTATGCTTTGGCATTTAGGAGATAATATTGGTATGAATCATAGAGATTTGAAACCTAGTAATATAATTTTACGTTTTCATGATCCTTGTGATAAAGTGCTTACAGTTAGAAATAGGGTAATTAAACTTTGTTCACATTTTGATGTAACATTTATTGATTTTGGATTTAGTTGTATTGGTTTATCTGAAGAAAATGGTGGAAAAAGTATTAAATTAGGTAAATCATATGATAAACGTGATCCTTGTCCAAAAGAGGGTCGTGATCTCTATATGTTTTTGGCATTTATATATTTTTATACGCACAAAAAATTACCACGCGATATACATGCTTTATTTGAAAAATGGCTGAATGTTGAAGGAACAATAATGACAGATTATTTAAAATCACCTAAAACAAAGATGGAAAAAGATGATGTAATACATTGGATATATGCTGTTACAGGATGTCCAGATGTTGTAGCTCTAGAAACAACACCTGAATGTATCTTTCATGACTTACAGAAACTTAGAAAATTATCGGTCTAAAGCAAAGGGTCGAATACTTATATAAGTAAAAATGGCTACATTTGTAAGTGCCATGTCAACCCCTGAGCTGACGAAGGTAGGGGTGAAGGGAAATGATGTATATACTGAAGAAGGAGTTGGAGATGCACGTGTTGCACTATTTACTATGCTAACACGTGGACTAGAAGAATCATATATTCGTGAAACTGTACTAAAGGGTAATCATTCCATTGAAGTTATTCGTGACTTTTTTGTTATGGCATTTCAGACACGTGACATTCGTGGTGGAAAGGGCGAACGTGACCTATTCTATTCATTTTTGGGCCTATTACTAAGACGCTATCCTCAATACATGAAAAGTATGATTGAACTTATCCCAGAATTTGGTTGTTGGAAGGATCTATGGAAACTGGATGAATGGGTAGCTAAGACAGACGAACATAGTCTTATTTTCCTATTTACTAGTTGTATGGATTCATATGTATGTGAGCAATTTCGTAAAGATTGGGTTGAACTTGATGTACATAGTGAGTCTCCAAAGTTGTCGTTGCTAGCAAAGTGGCTACCACGTGAAGATTCTACATTTTCTTCCCTTGCAAAGAGATTTGCAAATAAACTATTTCCAAGTATTGAGTTTGAAGATGACCGTCTTCGTGCATATCGCAAAGCATGTTCTGAGATGAATAGGGTTTTGAAAACAGTTGAAGTGAATATGTGCAATGGTACTTGGCGAATGATTGAGCCTGAAAAGGTTCCTGGACGTTGTCTAAAGAAGAACAATGCAGGATTTTTGAATGAAGTTGCCAAGAACTATTTTAAACCGCCAAGGGAGATTGTAGGATATAATGGAAAAAAAATTTATACGAAAGGAAAACTTACTACACGATCATGTGTTGGTGTACGTTTTCCTGAATCTGAAGATCGTGTAGAATGTGCAAAGCATTTTAATGATTTTTTGAAAGAAGCATCTGAGGGTCGTGCAAAGGCTAAAGGTGCAGATGTAGTCTATCCTCATGAAATTTGTATACAACTTTGCTATGCTAATTCTGATTCTCAAAAAGAACTTTTGGAGGCTCAGTGGAAAAGTATTCGTGAAGGAGTTGAGAAACAAGGACAGCTCAAATCAATTGTCCCTCTATGTGATGTAAGTGGAAGTATGTCTGGAATTCCAATGGAAGTATCTATTGCACTCGGTATTCTTATTTCAGAGATTGCCGAGCCTGCATTTAAGGATCATATTCTTACATTTGATTCAAATCCATCATGGGTGTCATTTACAGATTGTAAAACACTATTTGATAAAATGGTGAAGGCTCGTAATGCACCTTGGGGGGGTTCTACTAATTTACAAAAGGCATGTGATATGATTCTGAAGCGAATGATTGAACACAAGGTTACTCCTGAAAATGCACCCAAAGATCTACTTGTATTGACCGATATGGGATTTGATCAGGCTATGCCACTAGAACACGTATCAAATACATATTCACATGTTCATAAGAATAAATCATGGGAGACTATTATTCAATCCATTCGTAAATCATTTAAGGTACATGGTTATGTTGCCCCTCGTATTGTAATTTGGAATTTACGTGCTGAATACAAGGATTTCCATGCCCAAGCACATGAAGAGGGTATTGTTCAGCTCAGCGGATGGTCACCTGCTGTACTTAAGGCTATTCAGAAGAATGGTATTGAAGTTGGAACGCCTTATCAAGGTATGCGTATGTTACTTGACGACAAACGATATGACCCTGTTCGGATGGCATTTGACTCTGTAAATGAGCTTAAAGGGTAATGGATAGGATGATATAGGGTAGAAATATCCTCACGGACCAAACTTCTTCTCTGGATTCCCACAGCAACTCAACTGTTAAAAAAAATTTCTGCTAAAAATTTTTATTTTAAGGAATCCAGAGAAGAAGACGTCTAATAAGTGTAATAGCTCATTGAATTCTTACAGCAAATCCAAAAAATAAATATGGGTTTTTATTTTTAAAGAATTCAGTGAGCTATTTTTTTACATGCTGACTGGATACTTACAGCAAATAAAACTATAAAATAATAATAAATTTTAGTTTTATTATCAAAGTATCTAGTCAGCATTTCATCTGTGTTCTCACAGCAAACCGCTCGTTAAGACTACTTAGGAGAATTGACTCATTAATGCGAATCCTCTGAGGGGATTTTGCGGGTAGACTGTTCAAGAACGCAGATGATGTGCTTTGTTTTTATTATTTGGATTCTGAATTGTGTATAGAATATGTCCGAGGAAGGTACACGAGCTGTCAGTTTTGTTCCATCATCGGGTCAGAAACGTCGCGCGATTCAAAAGACTGTTAAGCTTGATGGTTCAAGTGATGAACCTAAAATAAGTTATATTTACATGATTCGTACCCGTGAATTCAAGTTATTGGGTCGTCATGTCTATAAAATTGGAAAAACTACTCAAGAAATTGATACACGTATACGACGTTTAACAGAGTATACACGTGGATCTGAAGTGTTTGTAGTTGAACAAGTACCCTGTGAATTAGTTGGTCATGCAGAAGCAAAAATATTAGAAGAGTGTCGATCACGATGGGGAGCTGGTCCTGATGGGAATGAATATTTTGAAATTACGAATGGTGCAGAAGGGGTACTTGAGGCTCGTGAAATTATTCATAGACATGTAATGGGACTTTGTAAAGGTAATGTGACTATTTAGCCTCATTCTTTTTTCTCATATATTCTTTATAACTTGGACTATTTAAATCAGCAATTATATCAAGTAGTACCTTATTAAATTTAAAATCCTGAATATTATTATTAGAATCAATATAACAATTTGTAATGTATTCTATAACTGGTAAGTTAAATTTACATGATTGGAAAAATGCTGGTTTTTTATTTGCAAGTACTTTAAAATCTGGCATCATTCTTGATATTACTATATCTTTTGGATGAGGTACCTCTAAATGTTTCATTAATTTTTCTATAACAGCTCTTTTAAATTTTGGTGATATATACATTACAGCATGTTGACAGACCATATTTTTGAGTCGTACTTGATGTTCTGAATATGGTTCATATGAACAATTATTAATATGCGTTGGTTCAGTAGGATGTGCACCCAGACGACATAGACCAAAATAGATTGCATCGGCATCTTCCACAAAATCAAATGTATCTTCACCTGTAAATTCAATATCATCTTCTACAATTAATACTGGTTCATCCATGTATTTTATAAGAATGTCCATGACTGCTTTTATAAGTGGAATTGGATATTTTTCACTTCCAGATTTATAATGAATAAAATGCTTAAATCCTATATCATGCAATAGTTTTTGTACAAATAAATTTCTATTATGATATTTTTCATTATGATCTGGGCAAATATAGACAACTCTAAAATCTGTGATTTTACGTATCGTCATTATAGATTCATAAAATAATGATTATTTAAATTGATATTTAATATAGTGTTCGATGTACTATAGCATTAATAACATCTTGGTTTAATTTTCCATTTTGAATAAATAATTCATTATCAATATAACAATTTGTTGAATATTCAATTACAGGCTTATTAAATTTTGATGATTGAAAAAATGATGGTTTTTTATTTGCAAGTACTTTGAAAGATGGCATAAGTCGTGCAATAAGAATATCACTTGGAAATGGAACGATTAAATGCTGTAATAGTCTCTCGATTACTGCCCTTTTGTATTTTTGAGATATATATAATATAGCATGTGTGCATAACATATTTGTAAGTCTAACTTGACTATCTGAATATGATTCATATGTACTATATCCTATAACCCTTGTTTCTGTTGGATGAGCTGCATAACGACTTAATCCAAAATAGATTGCATCAGCATCTTCAACAAAATCAAATGTATCTATTCCAGTAAATTCAACATCATCTTCAACTATTAAAACTGGTTCATTCATATATTGTATAAGAATATTTATGACTGCTTTTAATAATGGTACTGGATATTTATCTGTTCCAGATTTATAATGTACAAAATGCTTAAATCCTATATCATGTAATAATTTTTGGGTATATAAATTTCTTTTATGATATTTTTCATTATGGTCAGGGCAAATATAGACAACTCGAAAATCTGTGATTTTTTTTATAGTCATTATATTATGTAAAAATAAAAATTTATATAATAAAATAACATAATATAATATATTATAATATTTTACTTAATACTATTGGTCCATTTACAAATCAAACCAGAATCTGGATCACGTTTTGCAATTAGATTTTGAAATGTCGGAATTCCAGTATCCCATCCTGTTTGTACTTCAAGATCCTTTAGAATAGCATCTGTTCCAAAATATGGATGAGCAACTACTGGATCTGTAAGATTATGAGCTAGTGTAATACAGTCATATCCTTCAACATGTATAATATGATGTTTATCAAGTACTAGATTAAATACAGTATCCAGTTCAATAAATTGATTATTTTTTAGTAGATGAATAGGGTATTGCCATTGACCCTTGTATAGAACTGGATGCCATGGTGTAATAATTAGATCCTTTAGTTGAACACATTGCTGTTTTACTGCATGACATGTAACACGTGCAACGATATTTGCAGGTCCACTTGGAGTCCATACTGAATCACCACGAATAAGTTCACTCATTTTCTTATGAGAATCATCTGCCATACGTACAAGGCATTGACCAGCAAAGCATGCACCACTATGAGCATTATTATATGCCATTCCCATACTAAATGTTGGTGCAAGTGTAGGAGCAGATTGAGGAAGTCCTGTCCCTGATACAGGGGCAGGGGCATGTATTTGAGGGCGTGCAATTGATTCATTCATACCAAGTGAAGGTGTTGGTACAGGAAGATCATTAAATTTCTCATCTGCTACATCTTTGATAGCCTTAAATAGATCACCACCATAAATTTGTAGACCAGGATCCTTAAAATTCATAGCTTGCTGAAGTTGTTGTGCAGATACATAGGATCGCATATAGTGCTCACCCCACTTTTTAAAGTATCGAGGTGACATTCCAATTTGACCCTCATCCGCAGACGATGAAGAGATATCACGCATAAGTGCTGATACGATTGGATCTGCAATTGCTGACTTGGTTACATGGAAACGTAGCAATTCATCACTTGCAGAATCTAAACGACCTTCCTTGCACATATCAATAGCTGACTTAATTACAGTAATATACTCGTAATGAGTATGTGCAATGATATCAACTGGATTTTCTTCAACAGGTGAGTTATTTACTAGAATACCTTCAGCAGAACCAGGTAGTTCAATAATTACATCTCGATTCTGTCCCAAAATAATTGGACCGATTTCCTTTACAAATTCTACACCATTTACGGAATATGTAAATGAATAGTTTGGAACTGCAGTTGCAAGCATATTTGCAAGACTATGAATGAATACATTACCAACCATAGAACAGTCTGAAATAAATCCAAAGAGTCCATGCCCCCATCCTGCAATCTTTTCAAGGAGTGCAGAATCAAGATTGTATCCAAATCCAAATGTATGCAGAGTCCATGGATTTTTCATCTTAATATAGTGAGTAAGTGCATCCATCATTGGACGCGGTGGATGCACATTTGGCAATCCATCTGTAAGTAGCATTGCGCAAATATGACGCCCTGCAAGTTCGGGTGCATTGGCAAGCCGAGATGCTTGACGAATTCCATCATAAATATTTGTCTGTGAATCTGGTTGAATCTCTTGTAATGCACGCAAGGCACGTGCTTTACCTGCAGGATTAAGTAGAGTTACAGGTAGAATTACACGTGCTGATGTACTGAATGTAACAATTGCAATTGAATCCTTTTCATTCATCACTTCAATGAGTACTTGAATTGTAAACTTAACAATATCAAGCCTTGAAAAGCGTCGACCACCTGTACCTTCAATCTTTTCATCTGAATCTGCTGGCTCACCCATTGATCCAGAATTGTCAATAATTGGAATAAATAGAATAGGTTGACGATTATCAGTCGATGGAGGCATGAGCTTTACATGTAGATGTTTCTTTTCATTCATTGAATATATATTTGTCTTAATATCAATTGGTTGTTCATGAAATGTTAAATCAATTGATGAAGCTGATGAAGGTGCAGGATGAGATGCATGAGATGCTAAATATTGTTCAATGCTATCGCGTAGAGCAATATTTGGAATAAGTGAATGTGACGGCATATAGATACGACTCACTGGTGAATATGGATTTGTTTGGAGCCAATTTGTAATTGCCTCACGTTCATACGTGTGTCCATCTGGACCAATTACTGGATCATGCATAAGTTCCTGTGTAATTGGACACAGAAAGTGCTGAGGCGTATCAGCCATTTTTTATATTTATTAGTTAAATAGTTTACACAAATTAAAAATATGGATGACTGAAATCAAATTTTTTAATTATTGTTATTATTGTTATTGTTATTGTTATTATTGTTATTGTTATTATTGTTATTATTGTTATTATTGTTATTATTCATTGCACCTGGTCTTCTTTTAAGCGATTTTAAAAATCGTTTTGTCGCTTTACGAATATTATTATTAGATGGTGCAAAAATAGGAGGTACCATTTTAAAAGGTCCTGTATTTCGTGATGCATTATTTCTACGATTTATAGGTGTTTCGTTTGGAAGAATTGTTCCTAATGAAACAGTCTCAACCGCTAGTCCTGCAGGTAATGGTTGATTTCTTTCCATTTGCTTTTCAAGAACTTTGAGTTCTTTTCGAAATAGTTTTTCTTCCGCATTTCGCTTTTTTTCCTCTTCCATTAAAGATTTTATATATAATAAATCTGCACGTGTTTCTGGTTTAGGAATTCCAGTTTCTTTAATAAACTTACGTATGTTATGTGTAAGACTATTTTTACGTGTTTGATTATATTTATGTGAACCATTTTTCTTTTTATAGGTCTTTCCTCTTCCACTCATTCTCTATTCTAGAATTAGAGAATGTCCGCACCACAACCCAAATCAGGAACAGTTGTGAGTCCAAATCCAAAAAGTTTCCTCCGCAATACATTTTCAACATCATACCTTGTTCTTTTTGGTTATACAATTATTACTCTTGTAGAGGCTCTTCGCACAAAATCAACTGAAGTACGTCATATTATGAATATTGAAACTGCCGTAAGTGTTATTGCAGGATTTGTATATGGTCAGTTTCAAGAGATGATGAAACAGCCTATACCTGATTTTGAACAAATTATGCAACTACGCTACGTTGATTGGTCAATTACAACACCCCTCATTCTTCTTGCACTATTACTCTTTTATAATGGATCAAATAATATTTCATTCTGGAACTATTTACTTATTATAGCTTTGAATGCTGGAATGCTACTTTTTGGATACCTTGGTGAATCAAAAATGATTGATAAAATGACTGGAAGTATCGTGGGTTTTGGATTTTTTGCAATGTTACTCTATGTATTAGGACAATGTTGCATCACTCCAAATAGATCAATTATCGTATTTGGAGTATTTGCTATTTTATGGTCTTTGTACGGGGTTGCATATTGGTTAGATGATGAGAATAAAAATATAATGTACAATATTCTCGACATCTGTTCCAAAGCTATCTTTGGTGTAATTTTATGGCTGTATTTTGGTCATGTTGTGAAATTTTAACTCCCTTTTGATCGCCATTGTGCATTACATCCAGATACATTGCAAATATAGAGGAATTTTAGATTTACTGGATCATATTTAAGATAAATCACGTCACGTTTTGCACCTCCTGCATTGGATGCACATGATGCATTTGGACATTTCACAGAATCTACGTGAGGAAGGGTTGGATCTAACTTAGTAAATTCATTCATCAGAATTTTATATCCTTCAGATGTTCTCTCTTGAAGATCCGTTTCTAGAATTAGACCACCTACAGTATCTGCCTCTTGATATCCACAATTTCTACATACGCGTCGGAGACTATCTGACTCCGCATCAAGATAAAGGTAGTAGCGACACTTGGGACAGAATCGCATTTTCGATTGCTATTTGTACTCCTGACAAAACCTTTACATCAAATTTTTACCATTTCAAATGATTCAGGTTTATTTTCCAATTCTTCTCTATGATATAATGGTGATTCAACTTTAATTGTAGAATCATGTAAGTATTTTAAGCAAAATCGAACTGGATTATAATCACATAGTTTTAGTGCATTTCGTTCATATTCAAGTAATTTATTCGTGTACCATGTTTTAGGTACAATACAATGAATAGAATGATACGGTAGTGCATACAGATCATTATGACTCGAATACTCATCAAGATTTAAAGTTAAATAGACAATACGTGCACATGCAAATTCTATATATAATGCTTCATTATCTATAAAATTATATTCTATGCAATAGTTTTCATATAATACTTCTGTAAATTTCCGAAAATTATCAAGGGATGTTTCATCTTTCAAAACATGTAAATCTCTAAGTCTAAATACTTTATCAATTATGCAGTCAATAACCTTTGACATTGCATTGATTATTTTCTACTAGATTTAAAATAGTTTCAATTTTTAACTAAAATACTTTGTTTGTATTTGTTTTGCTTCATTAACAAGGCGATTATGTAAGAATTTGAGTTTTTGTACATAGAATTCTTGATAATAAAATAATATAAATACAAATATTACATCACCTGTACGTTCTTTTACACGCGAATGTTGAAAACCGTACAGTCCATCAAATGGAAATGGAATACGTTCAATTATATTACGTACTATATAAAATACAACTAACAGTACAAATGTATACCATATAGCTTCTGCAAAGAGTTGCCAAGTTGGTTTTGTTTCATCATTCTGAGAAGAGAACTTTCCAATAACAAAATCAATAGCAGATGCTATAAAAAATCCTGCAATAAAATAATATCCACTCAGTAAAAATATATCCAGAAATTTTAAAGCAATTATGCCAGTTTTATATCCTTCTTCCTTTGGCATCCAATCTATAGTATGCGAATAAAAATTTGACTGAATTTTGTCACCCTGGATTAGACGTGCTATCCAAAATGCCTACTCATGATACTATGACTGACCATGCATTAAGTGCATTTCTACATAGTCGTGAAGCTGGACGTGGAGAACCATGTTCGGTCACGGGCATGGGAACGGTCAAAGGTCGATGGATGGTGAAAGATGAAGACTATCCAGAATTTCTTGATCTTATTCATGATTATCTCTTTGTTAAAGGGCTAAGGCCAAATAATCTTGTAGAACAACGTCGACTTGATGGATTGTCTCCACTTCTTATTGATTTAGATTTCAAATATGATCCAAGTAGTGCTATTCATCGTCGATTTAATCAGTCCAATATCCGAGCATTCATTCGACAATATGTTCAGATTTTGGAAGAGTTCTATGATCTCAGTACACTAAAAAAGCCACTTCGATTCTTTATCTCATTACGTCCTTCTCCTTATGAAGAACGCAAAAAGGAAGGTAAAAGCATTAAAGATGGAGTCCATATTCATTGTCCTGATCTTGTATTACCTATGGAGCATCAAATTATTCTTCGACTTCGAATGCTTAATTTAGATGCCGTAAAAAATGCATTTGAAGGAACTGGTTATATTAATGATGAAAAGCTTATTTATGATGAAGCCGTTGCGAAAAAAGCTGGTTGGTTTCTCTACGGCGAGTCAAAACCTGATATTCCTGCATATTCTGTTGTATCTATCTATTCTTATAATACTCAACTAAGTGAATTTGATGATCATGAGGCATGTGACTACACTGCTCGTGAAATGCTTGAGACATTGAGCGTTCGCTATAAAATTAATGATATGAAAATGGATATTCGTGAAGAAGGGATTGATGAATGGACACGTCTTCTTCATCTAATACGTCCACAACCTAAAGTAGTTGGAACACCAGTTGCTATTGATGATGTTGAATCTCGTGATAAGCTATCGAGTCTAATCACGGCTCTAATGCCTTCAGGGAGTACACCTGATGAAATTACATTAGCGAAACATCTCGTCGAAAAATGTCTAGCGGTTGAACGTGCGAATGATTATACATCTTGGATGGAGGTTGGATGGTGTTTACATGCAATTGATGATTCTGAAGAAATGTTTACAACTTGGATGGACTGGTCTTCAAAGTCTCCAAAGTTCTCATCAAATAATATTGGAGGTCTTCGCAAGGATTGGGTACGGGGTTGGAACTATTCAGGACGAACCTTTACTATTGCAAGTCTGAAGGCATGGGCACGCAAAGACAACCCTGTTGAATATAAGGCAATTATGGATGAAGATATTATTAACTATATTGAACGTCAAGTTGATTTAACCCACAATCATATCGCAAAATTGATGAAACAGATGTATAATGATTCATATCGTGCGGCAGTTGATTCTAAAAAGTCTGAATGGTTTGAATATAAAGATAACTGTTGGCGTAAACTTGCACAAGGTATTGAACTGCGAAATAAAATGAGTACTGACGTGGCAGACATGATTATTGCAGCACGTGTAAAACGGCGTCGATTCCTTCTACAAGAAGGTGGTGAAACAGGCGGTGATAAAATCTTTAAAGATGAACGATTTGATAAGTTACTCAAGATTGAAAAAAGTTTATATACTGCTGGATTTAAAGATTCTGTTATGAAAGAGTGTGTTGGTCTCTTTTATGAAGAGGAATTTAACAATAAGCTAAATTCGAATCCATATTTGATTGGATTTACAAATGGAGTTCTAAATCTACAAGAAGAGAGAACAGGTATTGATGGACAAACAGAATACTATTGTAATTTTCGGGAAGGAAAACCTGATGACTTTATTACATATCAAGCAGGTCGTTGGATTCCTAAGCAATGTGATCCTATTCCATATATTCCATATAATCCTGATGAACCGATTTATGCTGAAATTGATGATTTTATGGAAAAAGTCTTTCCTCGACCTGAACTCCGTGCCTATATGTGGCGTAAAATGGCATCATGTCTAGAAGGAACAAATCGTGAACAGCGATATGATACATGGATTGGTATTGGTGGTAACGGTAAGTCCAAGTTGGTTGATTTGATGTCAATGGCGCTTGGTGATTATGCAACTTCATTGCAAAGCACTGTTCTAACCAGAAAGCGTCCTGAAAGTGGTGCTGCAAATCCAGATATTATGGCTGTACGTAATCGACGATTTATCTATATGGCAGAACCTGATGATGGTGAGCCACTGAATACTTCACGTATGAAACAATTTACAGGCGAAGATGTAGTTGAGGCTCGTGGTCTCTTTGAAGATCAGAGTAAATTCCAAATTACTGGTAAAATGTTTATGTTATGTAATAAATTTCCTGCAATTCATTCGATGGATCGAGGTACTTGGCGACGTGTGATGGCTGTCCCATTTGAAAGTAAATTCGTAGATCCAGAGTCTGAAGAAGGTAAAGATATTGATCCTGTAAAACATATTTATCCTCGTGATAATCAGCTTGATGCAAAGCTGAAACGATGGCGTGTTGCATTTATGTCCAAACTTGTACATATCTATGACACTGAATATAGAGTAAAAGGTATTGAGCCTATTCCATTGATTGTTAAGCAGGAATCTATGAACTATCGTGCCCTATTCGATTCATTCGGCAAGTTTAGTCAAGCACGTATTCGTGTTGTACCTGGCGAGACAACTACCCTTAAAGATATTTGGAGAGCCTATCGTAATTGGTATGAACAAGTTGGTTCTGGCGGTGGTGGTAAAAAACTCACACAGACAGAACTTCAAAAGCGATTGGATGATGAATTTGGTGTTCCTTATGATAAGAAAACATATAAACGTATCAGAGTATTTGATTCTGACGAAGATATTGAAGAGTATGAGAAAGAACTAGCAGAAAGCACTACAGGAAGTTAATTATTATACCATATATTAAACCAGTTATAATCACTACACTTACCAAAGCAGTGCCAATTGCTTTTGGTGAGTAATAGTTTTGTTGCAGGTACCATACCGTAACTGTAATTGCAAAAAATATATACGCAACTGCTAGTACAATAAGGGTATAATCGTCAAGGACATGTACTGTTTTAGTTTTTATTGTTCCTATTTGTTCTTTTGTATCTATAAAATCACGATCAGATCGTTCAACAATTGATTCTTTTTCTTGAATACTTTTTTCAAGAGTATTTGTTTGCTTTTTTAATTCATTATTGCGGTCTTTAATCTGTTGTACAGCTGTTTGATGTGGCATTGTTCCAAATATACTGTCTCCTGAAAGTAGTAAATCATTATATACTGCATTCATCTGATCAAAATCTGCTTTTGGATTTGTTGCCATTTCCATGAATGTCTGCATACGTGTTGCTTCCGTTTGATTTGTACACTTTTGTAATGAAGTATATAGATCTGGAATCTGATTTGTTGATTTACACATCGAAGCCTGATCCGCTTGCGATGTCTGTGGTGCACTCGGGGATAACATCTACTGAATATTCTATATCTTTTGTATCTGTTGATTTACACTTTGTGTTGAATCAGCAATTTTGGAGGACATAGATTGTAATCCTTGTTGAAGTGAAGAACGTGTTGATTGCTCAAGGCTTGAAAGTTGAGATTCTGCTGATTGTAATACACTTGATGAATCACATATATTTGGTATGGGAATACCTTGATATGTCGGAAATTTACGACGATTCCAGAAACGTCCATCACGTAAGAAATTTGTGAACTGTGCACGATTGACAATTGTAAAGATAAAAATAAGTAATAAAACAAGGATTAGAACACTTATAATTGTTTTGGATAGAATACCATTTTGCCAAATATAGAGTAATAAAGCAAATGTACAAAGAATTATAAAAAGTTGTGAATAAATAAAGAGTGTATCTAATTTATTACCTGATGACCATTGATTAATTTCATATTGACGTTTGGCTAAATCTCTATCATGTAGAACTGCATCTGCTGAACCTTTTTGAGCATTGTATACTTGTTCTTGTAATCTGTTCAAATCTTGATTTCTTTGATTATAATAATATACTGCACGTTCAGTATCGGATGCACGTTCTAAATCGCCGTACACTTTTTGAAATGTATCATCTTTCTGTGTTGTAACTTCTTTATATAATTTATCCTGTGACTCTTGCAGAAAACGTTGTAACGCTTGAGGATCTTGTCGTAATTTTTGAAGAGCGTGCGATAATTCTACATCTTGAAACATTTGTGTAAAATTTATAGCCTGATCAATTGTAGCCATCTCTATTGGTAGACAATGTTATTGTTACCATCTTTGTGTTTGAGAAATATACTACATGAACATGTTATATAATCAAGTATTAATATGTCTGCTGATCTATAATATATTTGTAATTGATCATCTGTATAAAACTGATTCGTAATTCCTTCACACGGCGGTATACATACAGATTTTAGATTATGAATATGTTGATATGTTCCATACAGTTTATAATAATCATTATAGTACTCGTGTAGTATAATAGTTGTAAACCAAGGAAGTTTATGAAGATCATTTGCAATTGGTGGATCAATTATATATTTTACCTTATGTCGAGTATTAGACCATTCAAGTAGTCCTCTTGAGTGAGCAGTATTTTTTTCAAAAAAATAGATAAATTGTGTAGGCTTAGCATATATATTTAAAGGCGTAACTATATATAGTATTTTTTGTTGTATAATAGACTGAAAATTCAATCCAGGGTCTATACATAAATTATATAGAATTCCAAACTCATCTTCACAAAATCGCTGACTATATTTTGATGGTTGATAAGTATCATATAAATATAGAATAATACATGCAGTCTCTTCATTTATATGAATATTATAGGTGGTTTGTGTTTTCCATAGTTCAACAGGTATTAATATCCAAGTCTCTTCCATACGATTAGATGTATCTGGAGGATAATGTATTAAATTTGGAATATAGTCTGATTTTACTTGAAATGGATTTATTTTTTGAAACCATTTTGGTTGGTTTTGAACAAATAGTTCGACTAGTTGTTCAAATCTTTTACTACGCATATCCCTTGCCATATGCAGGGTTCTGCTCATCTATTTATTATAGTTATTAGTCTTGCATAGATCTATAGAGGTAGATTAACATGCCTAATACTATAATATTCATAAAACTGTACATTGATAGTAAATTATTGGTAGAGTCTGCTCTTTCTTTTGTATATTTTACCATATCTTTATAAAGTAGTGCAGTTGCTTGTTCAGAAGAAAGTATTTTGTTCTGTTCATTAAGCTTTTTGGATCGTTTTGCAAGTTCTGCATTTAAATAATTAATACCATCACTCTGTTGTTTTGTATTTTTAAGTCTACTTTGTGCAATTCCATTTGCTAATTGAGTTAAATCATTTAATTTTTGATTCAGTGCTTGAGTTGATTTTAGATAAGTTTGGATAAGTTGCGAATTTTGCTGACTACTATCCGTGTAGCCTTGTTGTAGTTTTTCAATAAGCTGTCGA